AGTGCCTTTTCCTAGCGATGCAAACGCTCATTTTCGAGACCGCTCGTGTCTTCGCACCCTTGCTTGCACCGGCACGCTATAAAGGTGCCTACGGTGGCAGAGGCTCGGGTAAGAGTCACTTTTTTGCTGAGCTTTTGATTGAAGATCATTTGCGACAGCCAGGCTTGCGTTCTGTGTGTATTCGCGAAGTGCAAAAGACACTTAAAGAGTCAAGCAAGCGCTTGCTTGAAGATAAGCTTGCAGCCTATGCGCTTGATACGCGTCATGGGTTTAAGGTCTACAACGAAGTGATTGCTGCACCAGGTGATGGGCTCATAACCTTCACAGGCATGCAAGATCACAACGCTGAATCGATCAAATCACTAGAGGGCTATGGAAGGGCCTGGGTTGAAGAGGCCCAAACGCTTTCAGCACGATCGCTTGCGCTTTTGCGGCCAACCATCAGGCAAGAAGCTTCTGAGCTTTGGTTTAGCTGGAATCCAAGAAGAAAGACCGATGCCGTGGATCAACTCTTGCGTGGGGCCACACTTCCAACGGGGGCGGTGGTTGTGCGAGCGAACTGGTCAGACAATCCTAAGTTTCCTTCTGTTCTCTCGCAAGAGCGCGAAGACTGTTTGAGCACGAACCCTGGCCAATACGATCACATCTGGGAGGGCGGCTATGCCACCGTGCTTGAAGGCGCTTACTTTGCCAAGGACTTAAACCTTGCACGAGCACAGGGCCGTATCGGCAAACTTGCCGCTGATCCATTGCTCAGAACGAAGCTCTTTTTAGATCTTGGTGGAACGGGTGCAAAAGCAGATGCCTTTGTGATTTGGGTGTGCCAGTTTGTGGGCCGAGAGATCCGCGTGCTTAACTACTATGAAGCTGTGGGTCAGCCGCTATCGGCACATCTTGCCTGGCTGCATGCACAAGACTTAGGACCTGCCAAAGCTGATATTTGGCTGCCTCATGATGGTTCGACGCACGATCGGGTGTTTGATGTGTCTTATGAGTCTGCGCTTCGCCAGGCGGGCTTTTCGGTTGAAGTTATTCCCAATCAAGGCCGAGGTGCTGCGATGGCACGGATTGAGTCAGCGAGACGCTTATTTGGATCGATATGGTTTAACGAGGCAACGACCACCGCAGGCATTGAAGCACTTGGCTGGTATCACGAGAAAAAGGATGATGTCCGCATTATCGGGCTGGGACCTGAGCACGATTGGTCTAGCCACGCTGCCGATGCTTTTGGGCTTATGTGCATCACCGCAGAGAATGGTTTCCGGTCAGCAAGGCCAACGAGCTTTAAGCGCAAGGGCAGTGCGATGGCGGTTTGAGATGAAAACCACCATCGATCTAGCATCGTCTACTTTCTTTTACCTTTACCCCTCATCGCATTAGTTGGAATTTGTTTGTCGACCTCGCGCGGCAATTGAATCACGTGAACGATGAAGTGAGATTCAATCTCCGAATCGGTCACCCTTGCGTATCCAAGTCGCATTTCGTTCACAAACCAACCCACTTTATGATGCGACTTAAATAACCATAACTTATCGTCATCTTTTAAACCTTCTCGAAAATGCTGCCATACCGGGTTTAGAAACCCGAAGGGTTGTTTTGGCGCGTTTCCTAACGGATCGTCCACCATCTCACGGGATTCGATAGCCGATATTTGGATGCACTTGATGAGATCCGACGGTTTGACACGAAACGGAGGGTGACTATCAGAGAATGGCTTATTGACCGGTTGAAGTGCTTCAAGTGCTTTCTGATCCAACATGGGTTCACCTTATCGGTTAGTAGCTATAGAGACGCCGTGCTTTTGCGTTATGGCTGCCACCAGGCAGCTACTTGAAAGGGATCGTGTGCGCCTTCGGGCGCTTCACCGTTGTGTCTGATGATTGTTTTTGTAACAACGCCGTTTTCGAAGTAAATCAAACGATCGCGCTCATACTTTGCTTCGAATTCACTGTTCTCATGTTCGATTTCTTTTCCCTCAGGAATTGTCAGCGTGCCGCAGTACCAATGGGCAAAGACGCGATCGGGATAGCCAGGAAAAGGTCACCTAGGTTCCCAAACTCTCCGTTCTTTAGAGAGGCCCTAATCTTGATCAGATAGAGACGCTCGTCGATGATCTGCCATGTGCCGACATAACCACGGCGATGTGCGGAGGTCCAAAAATCGTTGAGTTCGGGAAGTTGACCCCCAAGCCCGATGTAAGTCTCTAGTGGCCACTCAGATAGTCCCTGCGTATCGCCATTGATGAGGATTCGTTCTGGTGCTTGCGCAGTCATGGGCTTATCTTCCTAGTTGAAAAGTCGTTGTACGCATGGCATCGGAGCGCTCTTTGGCAATTGAATGTGCACAAAGTGCACGGCCAATCACAGCTTCTGTACGCCTAATCAATGCGCAGATTTCTTTGCCGCCTTCTTTGGAAAGAATGAATCCGATCAGGCGTCTAAGCTCTGCAATGCGCGCCTCCCATTGCTCTTCCGAGAACTTTGCCGTGTTTGCTGCCAGCGTCATGCAGTGCTGGCGCAAGAGGTTCTTCGCAGCGGCGAGTTGGGGCATTGAGCGGGATGCTTCGAATGTCGGTATCTGTGAACCTTTTGATGAGGGCACTGCATGTTTTGGATGGCTTGCGGGCTCGCACTGCATGTAACGGCGGCGATCTGCATAAGAGCCTGTTCGCGGCAGATCTGAACCGTCGTAATCTGATGTTTTATTCATAAACCGAAGCCGTTCGAAGTTCAATTTGGACATGACGAGTCCTCCAGACTTGGATTCTCAAAAGAGAAAAGTTGATCAGGAAAAGTTACCGATTTGATACGCGCTACGGGCGAAAGCTCTTGCGGTTGCCTTGCATTTGGCTGGGTGGTGTTTGGTTGCCCGTATGAAATCTATTATAAGATTTCAGGACTTCTTACTTGCTAAAGTTTTGTAATGGCGGCAGTCAATACTGCAAAAAGTGTGCGTAAAGCTCGATGGCAACTGGGTCAAGGCCAAAGCGAACTTCTTGCCCAATGGATGGGTGGGGCCGCTGGTCTTCGTCTTGCCAGGAGAGCCTGGTTCATTCTCTCCGAGCAAGAGGGCTTGGCCGTCCATCGATATTTTCAGGCAACGCCTGTTCCGAGTCGAAGGATTCAGGCGCTTGTGCAGCGCTTTGATCAATTAGGACCGTTTGGACTTATTGAGCGTTCACGATCAGGTAGACCGTCGCTTTCAACAGAGCGTTGGACAGCAAGACGCACGGCAGCGGGCGAGCACTGGACCCTCGTGCGAAACCTAGCCCTCGATGGTGGACGCAAAAGGCGAAGAACCCTGTCATTAAAAATGCCAAGACATCGATCAAGCGCACCCATACTTGCCCTAGCACTTGACCATGACGTTTTGATTGTTGTTACGCAAACACAAGCAAAGCTTCGAGTCGACTTACCCATGGTCGGTCAGTGCCTAACAATGGGAGAGAACGCGCTGGGTTCGCAAGGAGACATGGGTGCAATGATGGACTGGCGAGCGTACCTGCTAGATCTTGCTAAGCCCGAGTGCCAGCAACTTGGCGAGCGCGTTAGCGTCGAGCAACGAAAGCCTTTCGTAAGCATCCTAAAGCGCTTACTAAGCACCACAACTGGAGTCAGGATTCATTTCATTGGTGATGCGGGATCAACTCGACTCGTTAGCTGGATGGCTGTTTTTAGCGAGTACTTTGACTCGGTCGACCAAAGGGCATTGCTGCGTGCAGCAACGTTCTCATCAGCACCGTCATCTTTAAGGCCTGGCCTTGATGAGTATTTTGACGTTGAGCTTTCTGATGCGCTTGAGGGAATGCTTCAAGGAGCAAAGAGCACTCTCTATTGGGTGAGACAAGTTGAGGTTACCTAACCCAAAATTGAATGACTGATACTTCCTGCAACACACGAGAGCTTTTAAGACTTACTTCTAGAAATACGCACTCATTTATTTCGATTTAAGACAAAGCCGTCTCTAGTAACAGCCAGTCCAGCCCTATTATTCCTTCGTCTTCAGCTCGTGGTCATGCTCGCGAATAAAGCGCTCAATGTCACCCGACATGCTAATTAGCTTTGTCCACTGCTCTTTGTAAAGCGTCACTGGGAAGCGCCCTAACCCGTATACAGACAGACCGCCCTTGTCGCTCACCTTCATAGTGACGCGACTTTTGGGCGCTTGCTTGAGCGCTTCATTTTCCTTGCGCAAGCGCTCGAGTTCGGCTCGAAGGTCTTCATCAGCCATGTCATTTATCCTCACCGTTGATGTCAATCACTGTTTATACGGCACATTTGTTTAAGATTGCTCGCTCAACTTCATTCGCCAATACCTGGAGTTCCTTCAGAGGCTTCACTCTCAGCGCCTTTATGAACTCGGTCAAATCCAGAGACCGTTCTTCAGACATCGAAATGAAATCTTCAGCAGACTCAGCTGCGTAGGAAACGCTTTCGCGCGCCTCTGGGTCGACAAATTCGAAGTTTATGCCCCACTGCCCAGCTGACCCGCTTAAGTACACCTCAACCGGCCAGGCTATAACTGAACCCAATATTTCGTAATTCATTACGTGTCTGAGATCAATGCCAGTGGCGTCTACCTGTTTCGCAAAATAAAAGCGGTCGCTGTATGGGTTGTACGAACCCCCACATACAAGCCTGACTCGCTTGCCACGAAACTTCGCTAATGCCCCACGCTGCTTGAGTGGTACATCGTAAAGACAACTCTGCCCTTTCCTCTCCAAGTGATAGTCTCGGCAATCGCCAGTGAAGAATAAGTACTCCCGACTCTTTACAAGCCTTTCAAACTCGGCATAAATCGCGTGCTTAGCATCGGTCCAAGTCGGGATAGTGTGCAATTCTCTAAGCAAAATTCCGACATCGTCATGGATGTCATCGGGAGTTTGGAGGTTATGGCTTAAGGTCATTAGTTGCTCCAAGCATCAAATTTCACCAAGGATCTCACTCGACTGGCTCGCCTGGTGAGCCTTTGAGGGTTCATCATCGTCGCAAAGTCTGCTGTACACCTTCACACGGGCGAAACATTTTTGATGTCAAAAGCCGAGCCGATGAACGAAATGACACGCTTTTAATGTACTTTTAGGTGACTGACGTTCTGATTTCGAATTCCTACAAATTGAATCAACAAACAGTAACGGGCCAAAGGTATGCCTACCAACACACCATAACCAAATGTTCAGGTTCGCCCTAGGGGAATAAACCAGATGAAGCAACCCCACAATTTTCTAGCTTAGCGGGAGAAAGACAACGAGTTAAAGGGGTCGAAAGGCAAAGCCTAATGCTTAGACAGATCCAGAGAATTTGAATGTTGAGACTTGCTAATGTTTGGGTCTGAGGGCAATGATCAAAGCAAACCAATCAACCGGAAAGTGTCAACCTTCTACCGCTCTAATGAGCTTAAATTTCCTCATTGAAGCTTAATAATTTTTAAACGCCCGAATAACATGACGCTAAAAGCATTTTGCACCCCGCGCGACTCCGTTTTCGTCGCAGATCGCCGCGCAACAGTCCTTAGCCTAGATACCTTTCTGAAAGGTAAGGTACATGGTGGCGAGTTTTTCGACGAGAACTACTTCACCAATGGCATGTCTACGCTGGTTGACCGTGCGTTTCGGCACCTTTCGGGCTCTGGAGCAGGATCCTCCGTTTTCTTGCTCTCCCAGGCTATGGGCGGCGGCAAAACGCACAGCATGATCGGGTTGGGCCTCTTGGCAAGGGACCCCGAGCTCCGCAGACGGGTGCTCCGTGAAAATGATCCTGCGCCAAAACTCGGACGCTGTCGCGTGGTGGGATTTAATGGCCGCAGTACCGATGCGCCAGGCGGCATCTGGGGCTCCATCGCAGAACAGTTGGGCAAGGCCGATCAGTTCGCCAGGTATGTCTCGCCACTGCTAAACGCGCCTGGCCCCGAGGCCTGGAAGCAACTCCTTGGTGGTGACCCTCTGGTCTTGTTCTTGGATGAACTGCCCCCTTACCTTGAGTATGCAGTGGCCGTGCCAGTGGGTAACGCTGATCTCGGCGTAGTCACCACCACGGCACTGGCCAACCTCTTCGTAGCGGTCGCCGAGATGGATAACGTCTGTCTCGTGCTGTCCGATTTAGCCGGCACCAACTTCAGCATCGGCCAAAACAATCTACAAGCGGCCTTCGACCGTGCAGTGCAAGGCATCACCTCTGAGTCCAAACGCATTGCGGTGCCCATCACACCGGTCAACCCAAACGGCGATGAGCTCTACCATATCCTGCGAAAGCGTTTGTTTTCGGAAGTGGCACCTCAGGCTGAAATCGACCGAGTTGCGGCAGGCTATAGGGAAGCCCTTCGTGAGGCAGGCCAAATGAATCTAACAGGTACCACACCGGAGTCGCTCTACACACGGGTGCTGGATGCCTACCCGTTTCATCCCGATTTACGCGAACTCGTCGGCAAGTTCAAGGAAAACGACGGCTTTCAGCAAACCCGAGGCGTTATCAGACTAATGCAGATGGTCGTGGCAGATCTTTGGAAATCAGATAAGGCTGCTGTCAAAGATCTCATTGCGCCATTCGACATTGATCTAAACGTCGATGAGATCGCCTCTGAGGTACGAACTATCAACCCATCGTTAAGCGAGGCCATTGCACACGACATTGCTCATGGGGGCGACGCCGAAGTGGAGCAAATCGACGTGGCTAACGGAAACGCTGACGCATCAGAGGCTGCTCGAGTCATCCTTGTTGCGTCGCTATCAACAACACCTGGTGCCATTCACGGCCTGCGTGAGTACCAACTCGTTGATTGCCTGCAGCGCCCGGGGCGAGATCTATCCACCTTTAAAGCCAACGTGCTGGACAAGCTGGCCACTCGAGCCTGGTATCTGCACAATTCGGCTGATGGGCGGCTGTACTTTAAGAATCAGCAAAACCTTGCCGCAAAGCTTCGTTCAACGGCGCTTTCTCTGCACACCGAAACAGTAGACCGAATGCTGCGCGAGCACCTCGAGCAACACTTTGCGCCCAGCCTTCGGGACTGCTACCAGTCCGTTAAGGTTCTGCCACCGCTCGACGAAGTGCAGATTGAGCTGGAAAAGACCACCCTCGTGGTGGTGAGGCCTGGCGGTCAAGCCAATCAACTGCCAATCTCTGGGGACTGGCAGGCCTGGTGGGCCCAGCAGCAATACAAGAATCGTGTGCTATTCCTTAGCGGCTCGCGCGACACCTTTCAGAAGGTAATTGACGCTGCTCGCCAAACGCGGGCCCTGCAGAACATCGAAGACGAGCTACGCAGCGAAAACACTCCTTCGGATGACCCTCAATGGCGGGCACTTGACACACTTCGCGATCGGATCGCGCTGCAATTCAGCGCTGCGCTCAAGGAAGCTTTCGATCAAATCGTCTACCCATCCATCAACGCCGCTCTTCGCGCCAGTGGGGTTGACTTGGCATTTGCAGGCAACCGCAGTGGCGAGGCAACCATCCGCCAAACGCTGGAAGGCGCACAAAAGTTCACGACCAAAATCGACGACGACGCGTTCCGCGCCCGCGCCGAGGCCAGGCTTTTTGGTTCGGCAGACACTAGGGTCGTCCTGTGGTCAGATTTTAAACGTAATGCCGCTGTAAACACTGGTTGGCCGCTCCATAAATCCTCAGCTCTAGAAGACTTAAAGGTTGATTGTGTTCGCCGAGGACTTTGGCGTGAAGAAGGCAATCACATCCGTCGAGGGCCCTTCCCACCTCCCACGCCCTCGGTGGAAGTTCGCGAACTATCGATGGAAGAAGACGGTGACGGTCGCACCTACCTGAAGATCGAGCCGCTGCACGCGCCCGCTGTGGTCTACGAAACAGGCGATACCGACCCCACGCCGTCATCGAGCCCCGTGCCTACCCCTGCGCGATTCGAAGCCACCTCGCTTCGCTACCGATTCCTAGCGCACGACCCGGCCGACATCACGCGCATCAGCCAGGTCAAAGAATGGACTGCCAAGATCAGGCTGAAGTATCAGCTACACAACCGGGGCGACCACTACGAAGTTGAACTGCGCGCTCTGCCACGTGCCAATGGCGTCACCATTCGCTACACGACTGACGGCTCCGCCCCAACCCATGTGGGCGCTGCCACCTACGACGGCGCCCTTCGTGTTCCTAATGGCACCCGCACCGTTTTAGCAATCGCAGTTGCTGCAGCTTTCGGACTTAACTCCGAGGTAATGCGTATTCCAATTCCTCAGCCGGGGTCCGAAGGCCCCAAGCTCGATCCGAATACGCCTGTGCTGTGGACTCAGCGGGTCAAACTCGATGACTCCGGCGCTGTTTGGGATTTCATACGTCGCCTTGATGAGGCCGTGACAGTCATTGCCTTTGACCTGGAGTTGACCGCTGAAAGCGCTGATGGCTTACAGCATGTGGACTTTTTTGGTGCTCTTGAGTCGGGCTACACGGCAGCCAGCATCAAGTCTGTGGCTGACCAATTACAGGCCATCGTGGGCAGTGGCTCACTGCGAATGGCGGTGGGTTCACTCCGGTTCACAACGGGTCAGGCTCTTCTTGATTGGTTAAAGGCCAGCGGCCAACCATTCGATATGGCCAAAGTTAAACAAGTCGCGCAGTAGTCCATGACATCTACAAACAACACTACGAAACGCCGCGTGGTTGGCCTGGGTTTTTTGCCCGATGAGGCACGGCATGGCTTTTTGGTCGATGTTCCGAAGGGTACAAGCAATGACGAGCGTATCTGCATCACAGAGCATCGGGGAGACGATTTAGATCACCTCGGTGCGCGAGACAGCGCAGCGCCCAACCCGAAGGATCCAGGACTGCGCGTGATGATTGACCGCGGGCGTTGGCTGGCGCTAGCGCCCGAATTCTGGGACGAATCGAACCGCCGTCTGCGCGCTAACGGCCTGCCGACTTCCAAGTTCGTCAAGAACCCCTCCAAACCGGTGCCGGTGCATCCGTCGTTAGGGAAGGAGCTGTGCGTGTTGTGCTGGGCGGTGGAAGACGCGCCGCCCGATGACATTCCCAACGCCCTTCGCAACTGGGAAGCTCTAGCCCCCGAGGAGCGCTGGTGGCTCTTCACCATGACGGTGGCCACCACCGGCCAGGCGATGCAAAAGGGCCTGGGCTGGCGAAAGGCCTTGCGCGCCGCACTGGCCGACAACCCATTCGTCAAAGGCGAGGGCATGTCGCCCCGCGCGCGCCGTGAGCTGCTGGGTCACTCCCAACTGTCGCTGAACCTCTAGAGCCCCGATTCCATGCCTGCATTCATCGAAACCCAGTTCCCCATCGCCCGTCTCTCGGCAGAGTCCTACAAGGAACGCAAAGCGGGTGCCAGCCAGACACTCACCGGCCTGGGCAAGTGGTGGGGCCGCAAGCCGCTGGTGCTAGTGCGCGCATCCATCGTTGGCATGCTGATGCCAGCCTCGAATGACCCAAAGCGGGATCGCGAGGTGTTCCTGAAGATCCTGACCATGGACGACGAGGGCGCCTGGGCGCGTTGCAAGCCGCCCGTGCAGCGAAAGCTCGGCCGCACCGGGTTCGACACACTGCCCTACGCGGAACGCATCGCCGAGTGTGAGCGGCCCGAGAACGTGCTTGGCCCAACTGAGCAGGCCTGGACCGACATCAACGCCCACCTGGGTACCACCGCCACGAACCTGCCCGAGCTCATCGACCAGCTCGGTCAACGCGCGTTTGGTCATCGGCCGCGAGTAGGCGACAGCTTCTGCGGCGGAGGGTCCATCCCCTTCGAGGCCGCACGCATAGGATGCGACGCCTACGGCTCCGACCTCAACCCCGTGGCCGGGCTGCTCACCTGGGCCAGCCTGAACTTATTGGGCGGCGGACCAGAGGTGCAGGCCGAAGTGGCGCGAGTACAGACGGAAGCCTTCGCCGCTGCAGACCGGCAAGTCATCGAATGGGGGATCGAGTACAACTCCCGCGGCGAGCGGGCTGAGGCATTCCTATACAGCGTTGAAGTTAAGCCCGAGGGCTGTGACTACTTCATTCCACTAGCCCCGAATTGGGTGGTGGCAGAGAAATACCGTATCGTCACCCGCTGGACGCGAGTTGGCCAGGCCGAACGCCTGACGCCTGAGGTTTTGGCAGTATCCGAGGCCGAACTCAAACTGTACAAGGACAAAAAGGGCGCCACCATAGTGGACGGTCGGGTGGTGGACCCGCTAAACCCGAGCCGCACCTGGAGCGTGGAGGCACTGCGCGGCCCGGAAGGTCTGCGCCGCTGGAGCAGCGATGACGTGGTGCCGCGTCCAGGCGACGTATTCCAGGAACGGCTGTACTGCATTCGCTGGGTCGATGCCGAAGGCAAGCGCCGCTACGCCGCGCCAGACGCCGACGACCTGGCGCGCGAGGCGCACGTGCTGGCGCTTCTCAGGGAGCGGTTTGCAGGTTGGCAGCACGAGGGATTTATTCCGTCATTGGCCGTTCCAGAGAGCGGCGCCGAGACCGATCGTCTGTTTCGCGAGCGAGGCTGGACGCACTGGCATCATCTGTTTACGCCGAGGCAATTGTTGGTGCATGGGACTATCGCTGAGAAACTCTCGACGCTAGGCGGGGCAGAGGTGGCGGTTAAAGCTGCATCTTTCCTAACAATTGCAATGCTTGCCAACTGGGATTCAAAGCTTTGTATTTGGAATAAAAACATGGCGAAGAGCGGGGGAATTGGCGCATTTGAGCAGACCTTTGCTAACCAAGCATTGAACACCTTGTTTAATTTTGGATCCCGCGGCTTCTCCGGACTTGAGGGGTTCAATTTATCGAGTCTGCAAACCATTGAGGCTGGTGGGCAGGCATGCATTTGTGACGCCAGGGACATTACAAACGACTGCGACTTTTGGATAACTGACCCCCCGTACGCGGATGCTGTCAACTACCACGAGCTTGGCGACTTTTTCCTCGCCTGGTATGACAAGCAACTCGCTTGCACCTTCCCGGAATGGACGCCAGACGCCCGCGCCGAACTGGCCGTGCGTGGCGACGGCGACGACTTCCGCCGGTCCATGGTCGACATCTACCGCAACCTCGCCCGTCACATGCCCGACAATGGCTTGCAGATGGTGATGTTCACACACCAGAACCCGGCCGTTTGGGCCGATCTGGGCATGATCCTTTGGGCCGCGGGCCTGAAGGCCACCGCCGCCTGGACCATCAGCACTGAGACCGCAGCTGTCGGACTGAAGAAAGGAAACTACGTACAAGGAACCGTGTGCTTAGTGCTGCGCAAGCGCGTGGGCGACGAGCCCGGCTTCCTCGACGAGGTCTACCCGCTGGTGGAAGACGAGGTGAAGCGCCAGATCGCCAGCATGCAGGCGCTGGACGATGGCAGCGAGCCCAACTTCAACGATGCTGACTACCAACTCGCCGCCTACGCCGCCGCGCTGAAGGTCCTGACGCAGTACGGCAACCTCGACGGCCGCGATGTGGAACACGAGGTGTTCGCTGTGCGGGGCAAGGGCGAAAAGAGCGAGTTCCAGGCCGTGATCGAACGTGCGCTGGGCATCGCCTGTGAGACGCTCATACCGCGCGGGCTGGACGCGATGTGGCGTGATCTGTCGCTGGTGGAGCGCTACTACCTGCGCGCGTTGGACATTGAAAGCCGTGGCGAGCGCCGCCAAGGCATGTACGAGGAACTGGCGCGCGGCTTTGGCCTCAACGACATCAAGCCGCTGCTCAAGAGCGACAAGGCCAACGGTGCCCGCATGCACACGGCCAGCGGCTTCGCTGCGGCGACGCTGGCGGGGGCCTCGGGTGGTACTGGCGCCGCACCTGCGCGCCGTGGGCGAGCGGCAGCCAGCGGAGCGCATCCATTTGCCGAGGCACCGCTGCGCCACCTGCTGTTTGCAGTGCGCGAGACGGCCGCCGCCGACAACAGCCCCGATCTGGGCCGTCAATACCTGCGCGACACCTTCGGACAGGGCTACTGGCAGCTTCGCGAGCGCTTCGTGGGACTGCTGGAGTGGCTGGCTGCACTTGGCAACGCCACCGACATGGGCGAGTGGGCGACCGACAGCGAAGCCGCACGCATCCTCGCAGGCCGCCTACGTAACGATCACGCCTGACTTTCTTTAAATATGGGAGCAACCATGGCAAAAAAGAAACAATTAATCCAACGCGTAGAGGTGTCAGAGACCGGTTCGGGGCTCTTTTGTCCGTTTTGCGGCGCACGGGCATTACCCCCAAGTGAAGAGTGGGGTGCGGCGGAGTTTGAACCCTGTAGGCATGTACTGTTTATCGCACACGATATGCAATTTGAATATCGGTCTAATCGATTTGACGCACTCATGAACATTGAAGGCGTAGAGGAAGATGATTTGGAGTTGCCCGATCAGAGTGGAATCGATGGCTTTACTGATCTCACGCCGCTTGCTGGCGCCGTGAAGTTTGCTAGCTATCAAGGTGCACCTTCCTTCTACGGTACCTATGCCGGGTTTGCGCAGACCGAGGGCGACTGAACCTGTTGAGTAATAACTCGCTCACCAATTGATTAATAGACACTCCAGCCGACGCATCCGTCTCGACCAGTCGGTGCTGAGCCAGCGACTGGCCGGAGCGGTGTCCTACGACCGCATCGCGGGTTATTTCCGCAGCAGCCTTTTTGAGGTGGCGGGTGAAGCGCTCACACAAGTGCAGGGGCCGATCCGCATCTTGTGCAATTCCGACCTCGATCCCCAGGACGTCGTTACCGCTGCAGCTGCGCAGGCTGCACTACGTCGCAGTTGGTGCGCCGGCCAACCTGAAGCGGCACCACCTTTAGCAGTTCCACGATATAGAGCACTTTTCGAGGCCTTAACTTCGGGTCGCGTAACGGTGCGCGTTTTACCTGACACTGCATTTGGCTTGATTCACGGCAAAGCCGGCGTAGTGCGCCGAGCGGACGGCACTGCGACGGCGTTTCTGGGTAGCGTGAATGAGAGCGCCTCAGCCTGGAAGCTGAATTACGAGTTGCTTTGGGAAGATGATTCGCCAGACACGGTTGCCTGGGTCCAAGAAGAATTCGACGCGCTCTGGAACGATCCGCGCGCGATGGACTTGAGCGTCTGCCCGTTCATTGTGCAAGATGTGCAACGAATCATTAACCGTCGGGTGGTAGAGCCCGCTGACTGGAAGTCGACCGAGGATCCAACCACTGCTGCCGCAGCCGCAGCGGTTGAAACACCGGTCTATCGCCGTGAGCAAGGGTTGTGGCCACATCAGAAATACTTTGCTCGATTAGCACTGGAACGCCATCGTCTAGGTGGTGCTCGACTTGTCTTGGCCGATCAAGTCGGTCTGGGTAAGACTATTCAACTAGCGATGGCAGCGCTGCTCATGGCACTCGATGATCCCGAGGGCGGCCCTATTCTTGTGCTTGCTCCAAAGCCATTACTGCAGCAATGGCAAGGTGAGCTAATGGAGTTGCTGCAGCTCCCGTCAGCGCGATGGAACGGCCGAGCATGGGTTGATGAGAACGATCTTGAGTACCCCTCTGATGGGGTGAAATCGCTCAGCAAATGCCCCCGCCGGATAGGTCTTGTCTCGCAAGGTTTGGTGGTTCGTGGACTAACGGAAACGCTTCAGCAACTATTAAGTCGCAGATATACCTGCGTAATTGTTGACGAGGCGCACCGAGCAAGGAGGAGGAAGGTTCCAAAAGTAGACGCAAGCGCTGACGAAGTGGATGAGCGTGCCGTTCCAAATAAGCTTATGGCTTTCTTGAGGCAGATTGGCGAGAAAACCAAAAGCATGCTGCTTGCCACCGCGACTCCGGTGCAGCTGCACCCCGTGGAGGCTTGGGATTTGCTAGAAATTCTGGCCCAAGGCAATGACGGTGTGCTTGGTGGTTGGACACGAACAAGTCCATGGTTTCAAGCAAGTCACTGTTTAGCCATTGCGAGTGGAAAGATCGCTGTTCCAACGGATCAGCACGCTGGTTGGCAATACGTGCGAGACCCTCTTCCCTCCAGACACGAAGGAGCACCCTTTGACCGGATCCGTCGTAACCTGAATGCAAGCGACAGTTCGTGGCAGTTCACGCCAGAGACATTAGAACGCGTCTCGCCCGCAATCCGTCGTGTTCAGCTACAAAACAACTTGTTGCCTGGCTATGGCGAGCAATTCAACCCAATGCTGCGCTGTATTGTCCGACGTACTAGAGGTTACTTAGAGTCGACGATCAATCCCGCGACTGGTGGTTACTACCTGCCGAAAGTCACTGTCCGATTATTTGGCGAGGACGAGCATGGCGCGCTTACCTTGGGCGGATACTTACGCGAGGCCTACCAGGAGGCTGAGGAGTTTTGTCGTTTGCTGCAACTCCGGGTGAAAGGGGCCGGTTTTTTTAAGACTCTGCTACTGCGGCGACTTGGCAGTTCAATGGAGGCTGGCCGTAAAACGGTGCTAAAGCTGCTTGGAAACGCACCTGATGAGTTAAGTGACGAGGATGACGACGACATCGAAGATGATGATGTAGCGCAAGTTGGGCGCAACATCAACGCCGACTCAGATTTCAAGAACTTCACGCCCGCCGAAGTGGCATCGCTTAACCGCTGCCTTGAACTGCTGAGGCAGGGTGGGAATAACGACCCAAAGCTGGAGGCAGTGCTCGCCTACCTTCTGGGTCAGCGAGGCGACGTTGAACAACGCTGGATGGATTTGGGTTGTATCCTTTTTTCCCAGTACTACGACACGGTTCGGTGGATCGGAGATGCACTTGCGACGCATCCAGAGTGTTCCAATCTTGAGATCGGTCTATATGCCGGAAGCAATCGCTCTGGCATCTGGAGCGGTGGCGTTTTCCGTAGATGTGATCGCGACAATCTCAAGGCACGTGTAAGAGCTGGAGAGCTCAAGCTACTGCTCGGAACGGATGCGGCCTCCGAGGGGCTTAACCTTCAGCGGCTTGGTACTTTGATCAACATTGATCTACCCTGGAACCCTACCCGATTAGAGCAGCGCAAGGGCCGTATTCAACGGATCGGCCAAGTACGCAGTGAAGTCTGGATCGCTAACTTGCGCTACCTAGGATCAGTCGAAGACCGGGTACATCAGGTGCTTGCAGATCGACTAGAGTCTATCCACGAACTTTTTGGACAAATCCCCGACACGCTTGAAGACGTCTGGGTAAAGATTGCGCTGCAAAACGAACAAGAAGCCTTGCAACTTATCGACCGAACCACAGCGACCCAGAACCCATTTGATGCAAAGTACAGTGTGGTGGAAGATGCCGACTGGGAGACATGCGCTTTGGTGGTAGACCCAATTGCAGTTAAAGAGCAACTTTCACGCGGGTGGTAAAACCTAAGGTAAGAGTTGGATGTTGAATCGCCTGTGCCTCGATTACTTCTTCGGTTGACTAATCCGTGGGGAGTAGGTAGAGCAACGCCCGAACATAGTAAGATCTTGATTTCAACAAACCATTGGCTTGAAGAAAAATAACGGGGAGAATTTATAAATCGCTACGCGAACTCAAGCCATCGATGCGCACAAACCTCGCACCGATAACGAATAAAAAACTCCGACTCGGCTGCTTGAAATAGATCCGTATGATTTGAAGGCTGATAAAGACCAACGGCTCTACCCTTCCTCGCTGCGCAATTGCTACAAACCCTATCAGGGATCTTTTTCTCCCCTGCCGTCAGGTTGATTGTTGGAACATGGACCTTGATTGAATCCCAAGTCGCAGGAACTTTCAGGTTACCAATCGCCAGTCGTTTACCATCAAACTGAATTTCCACAACATCGGTCTCAGGAGGAACCTTCTTGAATGCTGCAATTACATTCAATGGAGCGACAACCTCACCCTCCCAATTCGATTCGAGATAAAAGCAACTTTGCTCACGCTTATCAGTTGCAAACAATGCGTTTTCATTCCATGCCCAAAGGCGAAAGTGTGAGCCCATCACCTTTGTGTTGAAGCGCGCAAATACAAGGTGCTTAACAGCCTTCATAAACTCAGCTTTTGTGACGAGCAGACGGTACAAGGTAGGGCCTCACTCACGAACTAGGTTATGGAATTAATTACCAACGACAATGGTACACGTTTAAGGTAATTTTGAACTCTCACCCCCCGATTCACCTCCCGCATCACGCCCTCAATCTGCTGATCGATGCGCTTCACGCGTTCCTGCCAGCCGGGATCGGCGCGCAATTGCTCTTCCCTCCTCAGTCTCCGTAGTTTGCTCACTGCAGCTTCAGCCTGATTGCCAAGTCCGATGTGATCAACAAGCGGTTCTTGTTGTCTAAAGCTTTTAGCGTCTTCACCAGCTTTCATGCGTCCTTTGTATTCGTTCTCGATCTGATTCAAGCGCTTGATGTTCTTGTAAAAGAGCTCGGACTCAGCCGCTACGCCCTGTGTGCTGCCATAGAGCCGCCCGAGTAACGGTATCTTGTGCGCCGGTAACTCATCGCCTGTGAAGGGTGCCGAGATCGTTTGAGCTAACTTTCCAATCTCGCGCCCTACCCCGCCTGTGAGTTGACCGATCACATAATCGATTTGATCAGGCGTTGGACTCCATGCACCGGGCTGATAAGCCGTACCGCCTGAGATTCGGTTGAGTGCTTGGGCGATTATTTTGGACCAAGGCGTGGCTGAGTCTTTCACAAGAGCGGTGCCTGGCTGTGGGTTAAGCGGGTTATGGTTCTCACGGTATATCGGCCGACCCGTCCAGTCCTGGTTTTGAGCGAGAGCGACTGCTGGATCAGCAACGGTCGGCGTGACAAGTTGCGAGAAGCTTTGGGTGCCACCAAGCGGATTAAAAGCATCAAGCAATACTTGGAGCAGGTTGCCCAATTGCTTTGCCGGTGTGTTGTCTTTGCCACCAGCCATCATTTCAACCGAGAGCCTTCCGATATTGGGTAAGAAGTGAAAGCCTAAGGGCAAGGGAAGCGATAAGTACTCGGTTGTAGAGATTGGAATGATGAGATTCTTTTCTTTGACAAATTCTGGAATCTTCTCCCAGGCATCATCACCATCATCACCATCATCACCACCGCCCATAATCGCCATGGCAAGCAAGGTGTTCACAGCACCCAGCATCACCCCACCCAACATGATCTTGCGACCAAGCGGGCCTTTGAGTGTTTGCGCCATACGCGCTGTGCCTTGGATTGAGGCGTTAAAGAAGGCATACAGCGCACCGATCTCGCGCGATTGCCTGCCCTTGCGATTAAAGTTAACCGTCAGGTTCTTAGCAAGGCTTGCAGCACGCTCTTGGCTTAGTCCCGAGTTCAATGCCACATCAAAAGCTGAAAGACGCACGGCGTTTTCCATGGCTTCGTTATAGTCTGAGAGCCAATCAAGTACTGCATGAGCAGCTTTGCTTGCCGCCCCTCGATCAAGCGCTGCGAGTTCACGAGCGAGAGCATCGGCGCGTTCTTTGGCATCGGCAAAAAGATCGCGATAGCCTGTGGTGCCACCTGCCGCTTGCAGTTGCTGCCAACGATTAGCCCAGTTAGTAGCGCTCTGATCTTGCGACGCGACTGAGACACCACCACGCTCGGTGCGATAAATCGCTTTGAGTGCAGGCCAAACGTTTGCTGCGACTTCTTTTTCCTTACCTGCAATCGCTGTCGTGCTGAGATTTAAGAGACCCGATTGCAGATCACGTGCAAAGTTAATAATTCCAAAGATCGGGTTGTATTGGGTGTTAATGGATGCAAACCAACGTGTGCCTTTTGCGATGAGGCTAATGGCTGCATGTAAATCACCCACATCTAAGTTTTTAATTGACTGGGCAACTCTTAAAGCTTCAGGGTTTCGCTCATTAAACGTGATCGCTGCATCTTTGCCGCCAATGCGCAGCATCACCACATAGGGCAAGTTTCTATAGTTTGGATCTACTATCGTACGAGCAGTGTTCGTCATCGGATCAAGCACACGCGCAGTCGGCGGCTTATCCACGGTCCAAAGTGAGCTATCTGGGTTTTGTGCAGCCATTAAGTAGAGCTTTTTAGTCACCCGGTCTTTTTCACCGCGGGTGAGTGCCGTTTCGCGCTGCTGCGCGATATGACCCAAGATGTTGGTGACTTGCTCTTTACTACCCACACGTTGTCTTGCCGCAGCACCGTTCACACTAAAGCCAAGTCCTACAGGGTGTGCGGTGCTTGTGGGGTGTGCCTCATCGCGATGTAATGGCACGTAGTAGTCATAGGCTTGGCGCCAGGCTACAAGCGTTTCAGCATCCATGAGGCCATAGGCATCTAAAAGCGTCAGTGTCTTCTCATTGATGGCATCAACACGTGCTGCAGCTGCCTCAAAGCTTGGTAGGTTCGAATTGTCAATGCCAGCAATGACTTGCGCCGCTTCAGTATCTGACATCCCAGAAAGCGCTAAGCGCTCATCTTCGGTACCTTTAAAGGCTTGTGCCAGCGACCAGCGTTGTTGGCGCTCATAGGCAAGCGTTAATGACTCTTCTATCGCTTGGGTGGTCGCCCCTGAGCTTTTAGCTGCTTGCAAGGCACGCTCAAGCGAAGCAACGTTGGCTGCGGCTTCTTTTCGATAAGCATCAAGCTCGGCTTCTGAAGGATTGCGCTTAGCCATGGCAGCATTAGCTTCGGGTGCATGCCGAGCGTGTAAGTAGCGCTCAAAGTCTTTCAAAGCAATACCTGCGTCATGCAAGCTTTGAAGCAATGGTTTTAGCTCATGGCTTAAAAACTGCTGCGTTCTGAAAGCGACCCGCTTGTGAAAGAGCTCTTCGCCCAAGTAGGCATCATTAAGATCAGTGATCACACCACCCAACGCATGAATTCGATCTCGGATGCGTTTTAGATCGATGTACTTGTCTTGAAACTCATAAAGCAGTGCATCAATCACTTGGGGGCTTATCAGATTGGAAAGGCGCGTCTTAAGCGCTTGCCAGCGATTGGGCGAATTGGGTGTTGGTGGGTTTGGTCTTGGTGACTTTAGGCCTGGTGTGTTCGGTTGATTCGGCTCAGGTGCTGGTGAGTTCTTTTCTGGCCCCTTGCTCGATTCATCGCCACCTGAGCGATCTAAATCGTTGAGCGTGGTGTTCGGGAAAGCGATCTCACTCGTTGAAAAGTCCATCAGCATGCGAGACGATAAAAAGTACGCACCCTCCCCGTTTGTTTTCGATGGATCAAGAATCTGCTTGAGTGCTTTTAAAAGCGCTGCATTCGACTCAAGTCCTAAGATGCCTTTGACCTTCTCTATCATCTCAGAAAGCCACACAGCGATCTGTTTAAAGATACGGTCTTTGGCATCAAAGCGTCGTGCAAGAAGCGCTGAGGCGTTCACGGCCCAGTACTCAGAAGGGTTTACAAGCTGATAGTGATCAGCATAGTTAAGCGGCCCATCAAGAATAGCGGCTTGTAATTGCGCATGTGCACTGCGATCACCGGCAAGTGCCAGAGGGACAAGCGAGAGCGCCTGGCGCTCTTCGCTACCAGCCACTTCAAGTGCTCGGGTGTAGGCTTGAGCCCAAGCTTTTCTAATGCCCTCTTGCATCGCTTTGGGCATCATGCGCTCGGCGTGATGTAAGAGCTCATGCACGGCAGTCTCTCTTGCATCAGCGCCCTTAAAGAGCCGCATGAGTTCTGCTGTCGGGTTGTATTGGCCTGCCGTGCCGTCCGATTTTGGCGTTTGAATGCTGATCGCAAGATTCGTTGCAAGCGCCGGGTTTTGATCAAGCGCCCAAAAGGCAAAAGCCACCGTTTCGGGTTCTAGATCACCTTGGCGTTGGGCGCGAATCAATCGCTCACGTAATTGCTGCTCACCGCGCTGGCGAGGCTTAACCGCGCGCTTATTTGCCTTGGTCTGCACGACCTCATCAAGCTCACCTGCAAGCCGTCTGATCTTGACTTCAAACTCCTCGGGGCTCAGTGCGCCATCATCAAGCTTGGCAATCAGACCTTGAAGACGTCTTGCCGCTTGCACTTTGGGGGTGGGCTTTTCTTCATACCCATCAAAGAGATGACGCATGCGCCGCTCAAGTGCTTTTCTCGATAAGTCATTGACCGTGCCTTGATCGCGTGGCATGTGGCCTTGATTCACAGCACTGGTTCTTGATGCAACATCAATCACATCAAGCAAGCGAATATCGAGTCTTGCAAGTGCGCTGGCAAGATTCGACTGCCCATCAAAGTCAATCGATGCATTGGGATTGGCAATGATGGCCGCACCCGCGCCTGCCTCTGATGCCGCATTGACCAAGCGATCAAAGCGCTGATCGATACGAAGCGAGTTTGCCTCTTCAGGTTTGATCGGTACAAAGGCTGACACACGCTGCTGGCTGTCGGTAAAGAGAATGCCTGGGGTATCAAGTGGTGCGATCGAGCGCATGATCGACATGGCACTATCAGGACTTGTAATCGCAGGCATCAGTGCGTTTTGCCTAAGAATGGTGCGCTCAACAATCGGCACATTCACGGGTGTCTTACCTGTGATCAGTGCGCCTTCAAGCGGATTGCCTTTGTCATCAACCGCTTCAAAGCGGCCTTGATCGTTAGTGCCAGGTTCTACACCGATGGCAGCCACCCCTTGCCATTGCACGCTCGATGCATCAAAGGTTGAGCTGATTGCGCGACTGAGCTGTTGATCGGCTCGTGATAGCGTTGAGATTCCACTGGGGTGATTGTGTACACCCCAAGCCTTTGCAGCGCCTTCAATGCGCAAGGCCTCAGCAAGTAGCGTGTTGGGATAAACGGATGCTTGATTAAAGGCCCCTTTAAAGCTTCCGATGACCGCAAGTGGCTTTCCGCCTTGATCAGTAATAAGCACATCAAAGTGCTCTACCGCATACTGGCCAAGCGCTGCGAGTGCAGAGGCTGCATCGACCCAGTTTTGAATGCGATCAACAGGTAAGCTTCTTGTACCGACTTGTACAAGTTGAGAGCTGTAGTGATAAATGCCAGGCAGGTAGGGGTCAGGGCGAAGACTAAGGCGGGGTTCAATGCTCGAGCGTGGTTCACCACTTTTCTCTGCGCTCGCTTGATTCGATCCAGACTTTGGATCGTTATCGCTTCGTTTTGATGATCGCTTTACCCTGCCCTTAACTGCCACGGGCAAATCTTGCTGTCCACTGAGCGAATCAGGAAAGAGATCCGCAGTAACGCTTTCTGGCGACAGATCAAAACCTGCTAAGGCTTGGTCAGGCCCATCGGGTTGGCGCACCTTATAGACCGATTCTTCTTCTGATACACCTGGCTGATCTTCTGTCGGTAGCGCAATGCTCTGAAGATTATCAAGCGCACTGGGTGCATCACCAAAAATGCCAGGCTCAGGCTTGGTTTGCATCGCTTGATCCACAAAGGCTTTAAGCTTTGCAGCGGCTTTGTCTTTGGCAACAGGTCTTGTTAGAAATTCACCTTGATAAAAGACTTTAACGAAGGCCTGCACCGACTCACTGGGGGGTTGGCCGGTTTGTAGATCAGGCTGGCGAAGTAATTCATAAAGCGATCGGCGCTCTTGCCTGGCACGCTTAATCAGTCCCACCGCATCCATTAAGTCCTTGGTGACATCTTGCTGCGGATCTATCGCCCCTATTCTTGCCGAATCGCGCATGTTGGCCCAGTGCCCTGCTACTTGCTTTAGGGCTTCACCAATCCCTTTGATATCGGTCTCCATCGCATCGAAAAGCTCAGCCACCAAATCACTATCATCAAAGGCGGCTTGGGCAAGTGCTGCTTGAATACGTGTTCGGCCAGCTGGCGATAAGTGGCCTTGCGCTGTCATGAGGGTTGCAATGTCTTGACCAGAACCCGCAAGTTTGCCCACAAAGGCGCGCACAAAGTCTCGGTTATCAGCACTTGATACATCACCCTCTTCATAAGCCGATAAGACACCTGAGTCCATCAGCTTGGCATCTTGCCTTGCAAGTTCAACAGGCGACATCCCCAATCCCTGGCCTTGGCTTTTTCGTGCCATGTTGGCGGTATTGCTCTGTTCGCTATAAACACGGACAAGCACAGGGTTGGGTGTAAGTGCAATGGCTGCGGGGTCAATCCCGTGATTGGCAGCATCTGAGACAAGTTCTGCTTGATAGATTGCGGCTTTGCCTTGCTCATAGGCACCACGCAAACCAGCTACACGGCCATTGTTAAGCGCTTTAAGAGTGCCTGGCTGCTCGGACGAAAAGCCCGCATTCACCGAGCCATCAAGATTATGTGAGGCTTGCACGGCATCGGCTGAGACCACGGCATACTGAAAAGGCACACGCTGGCCATCGGCCATCACTGCCACATCGGATTTGCCAAAATGTTGCTCGGGAATCGCACTTAAATCGTCACCTTGAGCAAAGACCATCGGTGCACCAGAATCAGGTGTACGGCTTGGTCCTAAGCGCATGTAATCGGGTGCTCTTGCGATTGATTGCATTTGAGCCACGGATGCAAGCCGCGATCGATCTCGATTTTGTAGATTCGGATCGGCCGTGTCGGTTTGGTTAGTTTGACGCTGGTCCGCTTGACCACCATCAGTCCTCGCATCTAGAGCATCGCCTTCAATGGGCTGAGTCGGTAGAACGCTCTGATCGTTGGTACGTGTATTCTGATCGATCGAATCTTGTCGACTAAGACTTGCTGAACGGTTCTGCGTGTCGACACTCGGTTGCGGTGCATTCACCGAAGCAGAAGTTGCTTGACCGTCTACCGACTTCTCATTTGCTCGCCTTACCGACCACAGCGCTTGCGGCACACTTTGCGATAAACCTGCAGCGGATTCAAGCACGGCATCGTAGATATCAGGCTTACCCGTTGCGGCAAGCTCACCTAAGTATTCGCCTGTTCCCTCGCCTACGGTTTCAAGCGCAACACCAGTGCCGAGCTGAGCCGCACGCGTTCCAATACCTGGCGCCGATCGACCTGCAGCAGCGCTTGCTCGATTTAAAGTCTTTGCGAGTTTGCCGCCAAGCCCTAGCGTGGCTGCATCGATACCTGTAATCACACCGCCTTTGATGGCACCTTCTCGAAGTGCGTCGGTACGCTCGGCATCTGTAAACCCATCAGCGGCTTTATCGATCGCTTTGGAGCCTGTCTCAATCGCTGTGTTGCCAAGAAACATACCTCCGAGAAAGCCAGCCGTACCAAGTACGGGGACTGCAATAGGTGCAAATGGGCCCGTTAGTGCGCCAAGTGCTGCACCGCCTTTAGCGCCTGCAATCCCAGTACCTAGCGAGACGGCAGTATTGGGTAGCTGACTTGCTACAAACTGTGCACTGCCAGATTTGTTATTCAGCATGGCAGCGCCCACATTACGTATTGCTGAGAGCACGCCTGGATCCGTATCAAGCGCTTTGCGTCTGGCAATCTCATCCATCAGAGCGCGCTGCGCCGAAGGCTGCTCAGTGACGGCCGCTCGCTCAACGCCCGCCGTTTGCTCAACAGCGGCACGATCATCTAAGGCGGTATCAAGCGATGCTGAAAGTGTGCGGCCCGTGCTCTTAGCACCTTGCCAGAGAGCAGTGCCCAGATCGCTTACTTCATCCGTAAAGCTGCGAGTCTTTGGCGCAATCGAAATGCCCGCTTCAGCGAAAAGATCTCGACCGCCTTGCGCATCGCGGCGAGAAGGTGTGATTCCGGCTTCTTGAAAGAGATCGCGAGGCATGGCGTTGGTCTAGACCGAGAGGTCTTAGGTATGCCATGCTTGTTATAAGATTGGCCGTGCTATTGGTTTGGCGAAAAGATTTATATAGCGAGCTTTACACCCATTGGATGTGCGACTCCTAGTGAACCAACCATTATGAGACCGATCAACCTTTTTGTACTCGTTGCAATGCTGAGTCTTTTAAGCGCTTGCAGTAAAACACCTATCGAACATTTCGAACAATCAAACGCAGGTAAAGCGCTTGAGGCTTGTGCTAAAACCCGCGGCGAATTGCGAATAACGGACCTTGGCCCATCTGATGGGAAGGAGCAGGTAGGTGTTGTTCTTAAGAAATTTGAAAAGGAACTTAGTTTTCAGTTCCAGCTAAACCCCTCAATCAATCATGCGCAGGTTATCGGAGTGCGCCTTAAAGGCGATGACCAATTAAATCGCATGACAGTCATGCGAACGCTTCAAGCGCTTTGTGGCTCAGAGGCCATGGCAATGATCATGCCGGAAGAATCAAATGCTATGCGAATGCTCGATCAAGGAAAGCAAAAGCGATAACACATACCGACTAAAAGCTTATCCTTAACTTCAAAGAAAGCCAGCCACCTTTAGAAATGCGCGCTACAACCCCAGCCTTCTCTTCACTTCAGCCTCGCTTATTCCATACTTCTTAGCCGTGGCAGCGATATCTTCTGCTGTAACGTTATTCAACTTAGCACCGGGTGATGCGCCGCTTTTGGCTTGATCGGGAAAAAGATAGCGCATAGCTGCATCGGTTGCCTCTTGCGCCCGTTGTGCGTTGCCCATATTGGCTGCAAGTGCCTTACCGAAAATATCGGCTCGAATGCGCTCAGGCGACTCGGTCTTAAGCGTTGTAGCCATACGCAAGCCTTCTGCCATATCTTTAGCAAGCCCCGCGCGAATGTAGGCCGCAGCTAAGCGTACTTCGGCAGGTTGATCCTTGCCTGCATCAGGTGTTACGGGAATCACGCCGCGTTTGACCGCATCAAGTTCAGCGGGTGTTGCGGTCGGATTCTTTTCTAGATAGTAAAGCGATGCGGCATCTTGTTTGCGCTTGGCATCTGCGCGATCCTCTTCTTCAAAACGTAAGCGCTTGGCTGCTCGCAGATCGGCGTTACGGTTGATCACAGCGTTTTGCTCTTTAGCTTGCGCATCATTGGCAGACGTCACAAGTTGCCCGGTTTGCGTATTGCTTCGAGTTATGAGATCAGCGATCTCCTTATCCACCGAACTCACAAGCGCCATCGACTCCGCACCAAGGCCAGCGTCAGCCATGCGCTTTGCTGCGACGAGTTGTCTTGCCTGGGACTCGGTAAGCTCAATGGCTTTGCCAGGCTTGCCTTGATGGTCGGTTGTTAGAAACTGAAAGCCGTTTGTAGTCTTTCCGGTAAAAAGTAATGGGATTTGACTCTGGTTGGTGTTCAGCAGCGCTGCTTGCGCCATCACTTGATCGGTGGGTAAACGCGCTGCCTCATCCAAATAGCCTTGTTGCTTAATACCTCGTGTTTCGCCTTCAAGTGTGCGCAGAGCATTGACATCGCGGTTAAGAATCGCAGCTTCTATCAAACGACGATTAAGCCCGAGCCTGTAGTCCGATGAGCCCGCATCGACTGCTTTTCTTACGGTGAGCGCAGCTTCGTTACTTGCTGCCGACCCACCTAGTGAAGGTGGTAGTGGTTGCCCATTAAGCGCTGCAGCATTTGCTGCTTCAAAGTCAGCGTCAAGTGCAGCGTTGGTTGCTCCTCGATCAATCCCTTGGGTGTAGTCACGAATGCCAGATAAGACGGTTGAGAGATCGCCTTGACGCTTTGCTTCACTTCGCGCCTGATCGAGTTGAAGCTGCAAGCCTTCTCGCTGCATTGCCCAGCGTTCATCGTCACGCTTGCGTTGTGCTTCGCGCTCAGCTTGTGCAAGTGCTTGGTTATAGGCTCCCTGGCCAAAGGCAAAGCCTGATTGAAACGCCGCCATCACCATCTACCCATGATCTATCGTCTCGGCGGCATGAGGCTTCCCAGTGCCCAGCTCGTGCCAACGCCTGCTGCCGCACCAAGGATCGTATTTAATGGATTACTCGATGCAGCGATTTGGTCCTGAGCACTTTTGAATTGCGCTTGAGCGTTAAACATCCCCGTGGCATTCGCACCCATGCGCCCAGCAACATCCGAGGCCATGCCATAGCCTGCATTCATCCCTGAAGCACCCACATTGGCAATGTTCACCCCATTGGCTGCAAAGCCTGCACCAGCACCCGTTGCAGCCATCCCCATGGCGGGGTAGCCCGCAAGTGCATTGGTTGCTCGATCGGTCAGCGCGAAGCCCTCTTGTCTGGCACTTCGCCTTGCCATGTTCTTTGAACCCGCTAAAAGTGCAGCAGCACCAAGCGCTGCCCGTGGATCATTGGCCTGGTTGGTAAAGGGCGATATGCCACGCCTTGCCTGCATGCGCGCGGTTTGATCTTGTGCAAGCGAAATCGCCGACTGCGCATCGGCGCCTGCTTCAGCTGCAAACTGATCCGTGCGCTGCTTGGCATTAAAGCCTGTTGCATCGGAGACCAATTGATCCTGAGCGTTCGATAACAGATTGCGCCTTGTGAGCATCCAGCTGCGATCAGCTTGAGAATCCGTGACCGCCTGCCTTGCCGTATCAAGAGCAAACTGGGTTTGCTCTTTTTGTAGCGGTAGCATCTCATTGGCGTTCGACATGATTTGCTTAATCACATCGTCTTGGACACCCAATGAACGTATCTGCGCTTCGATCAAACGCGGATCGGGCGGAGGCGCTGACGATGAGCTCTTAGATCCCATCACTTACCTCACCTGCAATAAATCGGCAGTCACGCTTCCAAAGTACATACAGCACAACATCACCGCCATCGGCTGCAGCACCGGTAAGTCTTGCCTCTTCGCGAAAGCCCAAATGTTCATTAAAGCGTCGTGCCTCGAGATTCGATGCATCCACATAGCCCGAAACCCGTTCGACACCACAAATCAAAAAGGCATAGGCAAAGACAGCAAGTAGGTAATCTCGGTGGAGCCAACGCCTGCCAGGTCTTGCAGCCACATGCATCCAAAGGTTCTTACCGTTATAGCCTTCAAAGAGCACACCTGCCACGAGCTCGCCATCGCGTGTAAGTCCTAGGGCAATCATATCTTCAGCAAGCTTTAAGCCTGGCAGATAGCTGCGCATAAAGGCAGCAACGCGTGTGAGCGAAAAGTCAAAAGCATGGGTCATTCGCTCACATTGCCATGCTTGTCCACCAAAACAAGCGTTCGGAAGACAACCCTGAGCGGCGTTCTATCTTGAATGTAAGTATACTTTCTATCTATAACAACTAGATATTCTTAATCTTAATGATTAATAAAACTTATAGTTACAGTTAGAGAAATGAGATGCTCCCACGAATTGGATCTGTCATGCCGCTGATTTATAAACCCTCGACCGCAAAAACGCTCATCAACTTTGGATGTGGACTCATTACTTTCACGATCTCCACATTTTGTTATTCACAATCCAACCTGCCAGCCTGCCCAGATACAGGTGAAAAAAATCAATGCTTCGGTCGGGAGTTTTATTCGTGGACCAAAGCAACTTACGTGGGGGAGTTCAAGTCTGATAAGCCTGACGGAAAAGGTATTTACTGGAGAAGCGTTGTTCAGTATGAAGGGGAATTCAAAGACGGTGAGTACGATGGAGAAGGCGCCCTTTACATTCCACCTACAGGTTTGGGTTCCAACATAATCGGATCCTTCAAGAACGGAAAACCATACAATGCTGTCTCTTATGTGTTCAACCGTCTCTACAAGGTAGTAATTGACGGAAAGGCTCGAGACATCGAGCAGAACAATGGCGTCTTCGTAGGTCTCACTGATCAGACCTCTTCGACTGAATTGACCAATAGAGCTCTAGATTTGATTGCAAAGTATCCCTACCGACCAGCAACCCGCCCAGATTGGGTTCGTTAGGCACCCTGGTAGTTATCCCTTAACCTGGTTGATCACATGGTATTGGCCACTCGATGTCATATGGATTGGATTGACGAGTGACATCACGAAGTGCTTGCCTGTATTGCTGCCAGGCGTTGAATCGCTCAACCCCTAATCGGTCGATGGCAGACATCGTATCGGTCCAATCGGAGCTTCGAAGCTTTTCATCGCGCACCTGGCGCACCATCCACCAAGCAAGAGCGTCATCCTGCACCCAAGACTTTTGCCCATAATCGAACCGCATCATGGGACCAGGCGCATCGCCTTTATCGATCACCACACCGTCTTGCACGTAGGACGAAAAGGCAACGATGGGCCGATCGCATTCAAGTCTTAAAAGACCCGCAGGCGTTGGTTGATCCTCACACTGCGCGCTTGTGCCCACAAAGGCAAAGCGAATACAGCCCTGATCATCATAAAAGACAACACTTTGGGGTTGCTCCATAGACGTCTCGCTTATCGCATCGCTCTTTGCATTACTCATCGCATCGCTCCTATGGCAAGCAAGATGATGTCGTAGTATGCGCCGTTAGCTGCACCCCCTGCGAAGGTGATCGGGGTGCTGGCGGGCGGCGTAAAGTGCGCCACGCACACCAGTTGCTGACTGGTATTGGGGTTATAACTTGCCAGCCGATAGAGCCAGGTAAATTGACCATTAAGCGAGTAGCCAATCCCTGCGTCTGTTAACGGCAACGGACCAATAACACCTGATGACCACTTCATCGCCATCCAAAGCATCACAGGAGATGCCACCGGTAAATTCATATCAAGGCTTGCAAACACGACCTGGGTGCCAGAGGCCATCACGGGAATCGTGACCGCATTACCCTTGATGCGAAGCGTATCAATAGCAGCATCGGCAATCTTGGCCGTTGTAATACTCGCCTGACCAATCCTTGCAGCATCGAGTGTTCCCGAGCCAATGACCGCTGCACTTAGGTTTGCAATCTTGGCATCAAGCGAACCCGATGAGATCCGATCGGCACTGAGTGTCCCTGCATTGATCTTATCGGCACTAAGGCTTGCGATCTTCGCATTATCAATGGCAGCATCAGCGATTTTTGTATTCGTGATCGTGCCGTTCTTTATATAGCTACTCTCGATATAAACACCAGCAGGAACCGAAACGCCATTAATGGTCTGCGCGCTGGTTGTTACGCTAAAAGGAACGATGGGGGTAAGCGCTGGTCCGCCCGGATTGGCAATTGAGAAGCGATCGGCACGAACGATAAAGTCTGAAACCGTTGCCCCATTCACTTCCGTTGATGCAAGACCAAAGCCTGCCACATACCCATTGGCATCGATCTTAACGGTGTACTGACCCTTAAGACCTGTGATGCTTGAGGCAGAAGCCGATAACGATTGCTCAACCGTAACGCCACTGCCCCCTGCACTATTAAGCCTTGCCGTGACCGCGCTATAGTCCTGTGCCGCAGCAGCAGCCGCGTTTGCAGCATGGGTTGCAGAAACCGATGCTTGATTTTTATAGCTAGATGCGTTGGCTTCACTGGTTGAGGCTTGCGTTGCTGCATTGCTTGCACTGATGGCCGATTGCCCAGCTTCTGTGGCTTTGGTGCTTGCACTACTTGCCGAGGTGGCTGCAGCGCTTGCAGAAGACTGTGCGTTATCGCGTGCTGATTGGGAAGCAACCTTGGCAGCGTTGGCAGCAGTCGATGCCACTTCGGCACTCGTGGCATAACTTGAAGCATTCGTAGCTGCGCTTGCTGCCGCGTTGGCAGAGCCCCCAGCACTACTTGCCGCCTGAGAGGCAGTTGTTGCACTGCTTGCCGCTTGAGAGGCAGAGCCTTCAGCGCTTGTTGCACTCGTTGCAGCTTGCGTGGCACTTGTTAGGGCTTCAGCAGCTTTGGTTGCAGCACTGCTTGCACTGGTCTGCGCCGATGCTGCACTTTGAGAAGCTTCCGTTGCCTTTGTGGTGGCCGTACCTGAAGCACTAATGGCAGCTTGCGCTTTAGCACTTGCCTCATCGCGCGCTGACTCAGCAGTGAGTCTTGCTGTTTGCGAAGCACTCGAGGCACTTTCAGCTTGCGTTGCGAAGCTTAAAGCCTGCGTGGCTGAGCTTGCAGCCGCACTTGCACGTGTTTGAGCAAGTGATGAAGAATCGCTTGCAAGCTGAGCACTTTGCGTTGCACTTGATGCAGAGCCTGCAGCACTGGTCGCAGCGTCTGAAGCTTGATTAGCAAAACCTGAAGCACTCGATTGCGCAGTCTGCGCTTGGGTTTTATAGACTTGCGATTCGTCTTTAGCCAATTGCGCACCACTTTGTGCGGCAATAGCTGCAAGCTTTGCACTGACCGCATCACTGGCTGCTTGAATCGCTGAAACGTTGGCTGACGCAGCACCGGCTGCAGCAAGTAGCGCCTCGCTTGCCGCTTGTGCCGAGGCGGCTGCACTCGTTGCTGATGAGACGGTTGATCCAAGCGCTGATTGCACATCGCCAAGCTGCTTGACAAGTCCTGAGGTGGGATCATCAATCAGATCAATGCGTTGGCCTAGACTTTGAAACAACTCAGTTTCTGTAATCGATCCATGCAGCACTTCAAGTAACGCTTGAACATCTTCACCCGTGCGTGCTTCTAGCCCGTTCGTGCCCCCTGCTGGTTGCGACTGCACCCCATCAACGCTCTCCCACGTAATCCATAGTCGCCACGTCGTTGCCGGGTTCGAAGCAAGTGCAAAGACAGCACCCGAAAATTGGGCAAGCGCTTTGGCTTCTGCAAAAGTTGGTAAAGGGTCGTTATCTTCTATAACACTGCCAAAAAGATGGGTGCGCAAATGCCCATGCCCTTGGGTGTAGGTGGGAAGGTCATGTTCAACCAACACATGGCTAATGGCGGCACTCACCTTAAAGCCTGTGGGTATGGGCGGTGGTGAGCGATCTAGGGGTTCTTGGGTGGGCTTTAATTCAATGGGGGGACTATCTTTGGCTGACCATTGAAAGCCTTTTTTAAGCGTCACAATCCCTGCATCAACAAGATCACGAATCGTAAGTCCCCGATCAAGCGGATCGCCTTGCCTTCCCAAATAAGTCATCAGCGTCTCACGCACACGCTGCGAAAAATTAGGTGCTGTGGTTGCGGGCAAATCCGTACGTTGATTCATAGGTCGGTGCCTTGCTAGACCTGAGCGAGTTCTTCCACGCTTGAAGCAAGTGCGACGGACTGCACGGGCGCTGTCCCTTCAAGTTCTACTTGCCAGTGCTGGGCCATAAAGCCTGCAGGTAGTCGTTGTGCCTCTGGGCCAGGTACTGAGACGGTGTACCGAAGCGACGTTGGGGTAGGTGCTGAAAGACGGCTGCCCAGTCGTTGGATCAAGGCATTGACGGTTGCCGAGGGTAAATCAAGTGCCTCGACTTTCACAATTACGGGATAAGCATCGGCTTGTACTTCCAGGCATGAAAAGTTAATGGGCTGCGGCGCTCGAAACACTTTGGAGCGAAAGCGATAAGTCAGTGGCGTTTGGCTGCCATCAAAGCGTTGAACGTATACGCCTGAAAGCCCATAGAGTTGATCTTGAATCGGATCGACATAAAGGGCGCTAAAAGCTAGATCAAAAAAGTACACGCCCGTACTTGATGCTGGATCGATTAAAAAGCCTCGACGACCCGAGCCGTCATCAAAGCTGCCCAGATAGAGCCCCTCGTAGTAAGCACCCATGATGCTTGCTGGCTTTAATGCCTGCCAATCAGCGCGGGTTAAAAGACCTGCGGTTAATAGCCTTGCACCCCCGCTCCCAAGCCAACATAGACCATCTTCTGAAGCCCAGGCAACCCCTGAGCCCATACTGACGACCGAGCGTGGCGCCACACAGGCTTGCGGCAGATCAATGAGTTGTTGATCAAGCGAATCAGGACTTGACCCAGAGACCACAAGGGGTCTGCCATTGGTAAGCACCACAAGTTGCTGACCAAAAACACCCAGTGCTACAGGCTTTGAATCAGGCGGAATCACATCGTAGTTTTCTGGCCATGCATAAGCGACATAGGGTTCACAAAAGCGAATGCGATTGCCCGATATCCCTGCAAGCATGCCGTTCCAGAGTGCGCTTAAGTGCGTTAAGTTTTCAGGTGGCATCGCCCAAGCAACCGTGGGGCAGACTTCGCCAAGATCGCGCAAATCATCGGTTGTACTTGGCGTGCCGATTGCAATCTCACGCAAAAAGAAAAAGTCCGTTGCACCACTTGATCCGGTTGCCGTGCGATAAATCCTAATACGATTAATGGCATAGTTACCCGCTGGCGGTAGTGCAAAGCCAGAAAGGGTTGCTTGGGCATCACTGGGTCGGTTGTTCTCCGTACTAACGGGACTTGGTGCGCTTTCCCAACCCCAATCGTTCACATAGGTATAAACGTAATAGCTTGAAGTAAGCTCCCCTGTTCCACCTGCTAGCGTTGAAACGCTAAGGGCCGCAGTGGGCGCTGGTAGTCCAAGTGGTCTTGATACGGTGGGATAGTTTGAAGTTGGTGAGGTTGATGAGCTTGATGAGGTTGTTGATGTCGCCGTAGCTAGGCCCATCACATTATCCGTCACTTTCGGTGTCCCATCACCACTATAGTAAGTGCGCTCCGTGGTATCGCCTGTATCAAAGCCTCGCACGGCATGAACAACACTCGCCCAAGAGAGCCAATAGGTGCTGTCCGATGCAACATCGCGTCCCATGCGATACATGCTTTGGCGCCCAATCGGAACGTTCGCTACCGTTAGTGGTGCGTTCCAACTTCTTAGATCACCACGGCCTGGACGTTGATTGCGGCTGAGTGTGCCTTGATGCTCGGCAAGTAAACTTGGATGAGGCGCTTGTACTTCGCCACTAAAGCCTGCAATCCGTATGAGTGCCATTAGGGTGTGAGCGCTTGATGCCGTGCGGCAGGCTTTATCCCATAGCCATAAAACATCATGGCGTAGGACAAGTTACAAAACATCCCAAACTCACCAAAGACTTGTTTGATATCGGCAAGCTCAAATCGCTTGCCTTTGGGCGCTTGGCTATAGCGCTCGATCCACGCCTTTTGGTGCTCGGTAAGGCCCTTGGCCTGGTAGTCGCGCCAAAAGGACGAATCAGAACGTTTGCTGAGCGTATAGTGCATCTCCACAAACTCAAGCACGCTTTGGGCAAGTTGTCGTTGGGAGCGATTGAGGCGATCGCGCAAAAGCTCAATTGAGACATGCTGGTTTTGCAAGGCCTCGCGCAAACAAAGCGCCGTTGAGTTGGCCATGGCAATCGCAGTGCTCTCAAGTGGCTCACAAAAAAAGCTGCTCATCCCCACCCCGATCACATTCTTCACCCATTGCTGCTTTCGGTAGCCTGTGGCAAATCGCAAGCGGCGAAACGAAAGCGATGCGGGCTCATAGCCGTAGTGTTTTTGCAGATGCAAGGCAAACTCGCGAGCAGCCGCATCATCACTTTGATGCGAGGATGAAAAGATATAACCCGTACCGATCCTCGATTGGAGCGGGATGTTAAAGACCCAACCACTAGAGAGCGCATGACAATAGGTGGTGTTGCGAAGCTGGGTGCTGCGATCCCGATAAGGCAATTGAATCAGCCACGCCCCATCAACAAAAAGCCTTTCGTGGGCACTGACCCATGGCTCATCGAGCGCATGTAAGAGCATGGCGCTGGATCCCGTGCAATCGACATAAAGATCAGCGGTAAGGCTTGCCCCTGATCTGAGTATGAGGCTTTCAATAGAACCATCCGCTCCTTGCGTGACAGCGCCGATCGCATCATCGAGCACTTGAACCTGTGGTCTTTGAAGCGTCATCGCTTTTAAGCTTTTCGCGTAGGCAAGCGCATTCATGTGAAAGGCTGCCTCTTTGCTGCATGCCGCCTGACTAAACCAGCTTGCGTTATCGATAAAGCCGCGCATCCTGCGCCTGCCCGCTGAGGTGTGCGCAAACATGAAGCTTGCCTGCGCTTGCTCGGTATCGCTTGGCAGCCCCCTCAGTAAGCGATCAGTGAGCCAGCCTCGATCTAGCCCATAGGCATCAAAAAAGGGGTGAACCCAAAGCTTATCTTTGGCCTCAAACTCGGCAAACTCAATGGTCAGTTTGATCGTTCCATCCACGCTATCGAGCCAATCGGCGCTCTTAAACACCTCAAAGCCCATCTTTTGGTGCGCAAGGTGAATATGCGGCAGCGTGCTTTCGCCCACCCCAATCGTTGGGATATCCGAAGGTTCAAGCACCGTGATGCGAAGACCAGGCAGTGAGGAGAGGATCGCAGCCGTAGACCACCCCGCCGTACCACCGCCTGCGATGACAAGATGACTGATGGGCTTTGCTGACCCGTCCAACGATTGAGGTGTCATGGGCTTAAAGGGCGATCCACTTAAAGCGCGTGAATCGCAGCACGTGCGCTTGCACGAAGCTCCAAGATATCAGCCGGTATGGCAACACCGGTTTCTGCATGCCTCACCACATACCAATCGGTGTCGTTCAAAAAGCGGCGATTGCGCTGATTCTCAGCCACCTTCAGGCTAAGCGTCTCATCGGGTTCAACACCTGCTAAAAAGGCTGCAACCTCGTCGCGCTGCGCGTCTGTCATGGCAATCGACTGGCCATCGATCAGAATCTCTTGCACGGCTTGGATGTATTTGATGGCGTGATAGGCAAAGGAAAACTGGGGCCTTTCAATGGCAAGCACATGTCTGCCGTCGGCTTTAAGGATTGAGATGTTGCCGCTTGGCGGAATGATCATTTGATCGGTGACGGGCATGGCGTCCTCTTTGAAAAGATGCTAGTAGTAATAAGCCCAGTAGGAGTTATCGTTGGTGACGGTGACCCAGTTGTCCTGCCAGTAAGGGCCTGGGTCGACGTACCGGTCATAGCCTGTGTGCTGATAGGCATCAAAGAGCCAGTAGTGATAACCATCGCCATTGGTATAGGTGCCAATCTGCACCCAGTTATAGCCCCCGTGACCGCTATAAAACGACTCAGGACTGCCATCGGGCCACATGGGTAAATTGGGATTCGCATTACCACCCACATTCCAGCGACCCGAACCCACGAAGTACTGACCGGTGTAGACCCATTCCCAGTACGGATCAGGATCAACCCAATAGCCATAGTTAACCTGGGTCTGATACGTCGAAGGCACCCACACACGCTCCCACCAACGGGTGCCCGCGCGCTGCAGCTTATTGATGTCTGCGCCGTTAAAGCGAATCAGCGTAACGCCCGCAAAGTTAATCGACTGCGTAGGCATGGCTTAAGTGCGTTTCCAAGAACGATCTAGGTGTTGATCGTGAGTACGCCACCGGAGACCGAAAAGGTGGCACCGACCGGACCCTGTGGGCCTTGAGCGCCTTGGGGCCCCTGAGGTCCTGCAACACCTTGTGGGCCTTGAATCCCTTGAGGGCCCTGTGCGCCATTAGTGCCGTTTGCACCATTCGCACCTGCCACACCTTGTGGCCCACGGATCTGGGCAACAACCGCAGCAGGAATTTGCTGAGAGCCATTAAGCCATGCAGCCCCTGCGTTATTCACCGCTGTGACTTGTGTGGTGCCTGCGCTATTAACCTCACCGACCTTCGTTGAGCCTGCGCTATTTACGGCAGTAACTTGGGTGGTGCCAGCTGTATTGACTGCGTTCACTTTTGCAGTGCCTGCGTCATTCACCGCAGTGACTTGAGTAGTGCCTGCTGTATTAACCGCATTCACTTTGGCAGTCCCCGCATCATTGACCGCAGTCACTTGCGCAGATCCCGCGGCATTCACGGCCGACACATTGGCATTACCAATGGAGGACTCTGACGCTTTGGCAAGCAGCAAGAGCTCCGTGGCAGTCGTTGCCCCGGAGACGCTATTTAACCGCGCCTGAAGCGTATTGCTATAGGTTGTAAAGTCAACGGGCATGGCTTAGCTCAAAGTCCAGCAAGTGCAAGCGCCTGGGTTTCAGCAAGCTGCGTTTGAAGGGAAGCAATCGTTGCGCCATCAGCAAAGCCTTGCGGGTTTGCAGCGCTGTAGGGTGTGTAGCCAAGCGCTTGGGTGATATTGCTTGATGTGAGTTCTGCGCGAATCGCAGCACTTGATTTGTTTTCAACCGCACTTAAGCCCAGATTGCTTCGAGCACTTGTTGGATTGGCTAGATCGGCAAGGTTTGCACTAGCTATAAGCTTTTGAGCAAGCTCGCCATTCAGTCCAACAAAGTTGGCATCAAGCTCTGCATTGGTAAGCGGTGCCCCTTTAGCCTGGCGTGTCGTAATGCTTGCCATCGCCTGCGCTCATTAAACGGCACTAACCGTGATGGTCCAAGTCACCGTCATAGTGTCATCGGCTGCCTTATTCACCACGGCAAACACCGTTCGGCAAAGCATATCGCCACCGGTTGCAGCGTTAAATAAGCCCGCTTCAGTCACAGCGCCTGTGGCATCACCCGCTTCAAAACTTGCCACATACACAACCTTCTCGCTATTGGAGCCCGTAATCGTTGTGGAATCCAGTGCCTCGCGCGCACCGAGCATGGCAATCAGATCGGTTTGGGCGCTAGCTGCAGCAGTCGTTCCCGCGCCCAGTGCCATATGGCTGATAGCAGGTTTTGCTGTACCCACCATGCGCGAGATGATGTAGGCAAGCCCAGCGTTGACCACAAGATTTTCAATCGTTCGGTCTTCTTTAACCAAGCCATCTGCGCCTCGCACGCACAAGTGAACAGTGCCTTTAAGCTTTAAGCGTTCGTTGATCATCCCTTTGCCCTGCCCTCACCCTGATCAATCAAAAGAATTGGCGCTTACCTACATAGTCGGCTGCAAAAAAGGCGGGGTCAGCGGCATAACTTTGTTGATCCCAATAGCCACTATCTGTCATCGTGACCGCATCGTTTAACCGCTTACCCGCAAATCGCTCCACGCGATCCAAGAAGGAAGTACCGTGCCTGAGCAACACATTGCCATGCTTGGCGAGTTGCTCAATAAGAACGCTTCGCTCTGAAAGTGCGGCACCAAGTGCCCGTTGCATGTGATCGGTCAAGGACAGCTGATCGCCCTGCACGCGGGAGAACAAGCGCATCAGCGAATCGCTTGCACCAAGGGCGTCAAGCGTCAGACGACGCTCTAAAAACCGTACCGCTACACTTGATATCAAAGCGGACTCAAGCGCTGTACGGATGAGATCCCGCCGAGAAGCATCAGCAATTAAGGCTTGCTCACTCGAGGTCTTTTCACTTTGCCGCTGTGCTCGGTCTGTGAGAAAACTGCTATCAGCACCAAGCTTTGTTGCACTTAGTGCGATAGCATCAAGCAGCTGGGCACGCTCTTCAAACAGACGGATAAAGCCAATGGATCGAACGATTTGATCGACAAAGCTCGCTGTATCAATAGAGCCCTTGGCAGGTTTGATGGCAGCCATATCGCTAACGGAGGTCGCATCACCCACTTGCTTTAAAAACGCAATATGACGGGCCTCATGAACCGCAAGCGATTCAATGCTCGCTTTATCGAGTTGCTTCACGGGGCGATCAGAGGCGGTGCTGTTTTCACGAAGCATGCGAGATATCGCTTGAGCCATCTCGTCAGACCAGAAGACAAAGTCCTCCTGCGGCTTTTTGGTTTCGTGTGATGCGCTATCGGAAAGGATTGCTTGCTCGGCAAGCGCTCGTTCAAGAGCAATGATCAAGCTCATCGCCATAAGGCCTTGCTCAACAAAGGCACGCTCATAGCCTACCGTCCGCGCCAACTGATCACCGACTGTCACTCGGTGCTGTACTTGTTTGAGGAACGCTATTTCTTGATCGTCTTCTGCAGACGTTGCACCGTCCACATCATCAGTCACCGTTATGAGGTCTGCTATGCGCTTCCATAGCGCCAGCTGCGTAGATGCCTCGATGTACACTGTGTCGACGATGGCTTTGAGAAAGTCATCTCTATGCCGATCCATCGCAAGCGCTGTGTCTTTTGCATCTTTGCCTGTTTGCTTTGCGTTCTCATCAAGCAGCAGGCACGCTTCAGTAAGGGGCTTAGCGATAAGCCTGTAGGCCCAACTTTCAACGACCGGCTGCTCACTCAGTAGCTTTTGAACCGTGACGTTGGGCTTATCAACTAAGAAAACCGCCTCATGACTTTGTTTACCAAGCGCTTGAGTCGAGTGATCATCGAGCGCCGCTTGATCATCGGCATAGCGATCTAATTGCCAAAGATAGTGCGCAATGACTGTGGCTTCATCCACTGAAGGCCTTTGAAGCTCGCGTTTTAGATCGTCATGAAAGCTTGCTTTGTCATCGCGAAAAAGCGCAAGCACAAACTGGCCTACTTCTTGGGTGAGTTTGAGTAGCGATACCTGCACCTCAAGCGCGAGTTGCTCACTTTCATAAGCAGCCTTTAAGCGTTGCCAGGCTGCACGAAGCTTCACCCCAAATCCTCTCGAAGCTTAAAGCGCATCAACTCAAACACCGTTTGCCTAAAGCCCGTTGAGGGATTCACGACTTCAAGCTCTGCCTCATACTCACCGGCTTCGCGATCCCAATCGCCTGGCCTGAAAATCGCAATCGCTTGCCCAAACGGTGCTGACTCAGGGTTGATGTAAAGCGGCAATGAAAAGGCAAGTACCTCGTCGCCCACCTGCCGCACATGCATAAAGGCTTGCGCACCTGTGAGATCGATGGGCTCAGCCGTTGTGGCATCAGTGAAGCTGCACCGAATCTGAGGCCCTGTATCGCCTTGAACGAGTTTGATGCGATCAACCATTAAGCGTAGCCTTAAAGGCCCCTATGCAGCCTATGCAGCCTGCTGATTGGGATTACCCACCGATTGAGGGGCAACCGCAACCGTCGCTTTAATTTCAATGCCAAGCGCATTGGCAAAAGCGGCATAACGTGCCTGCGCCCGTGCTTCATTGCCTGCGTATTGACTGTCTTTGGTATAGGCTCTATAGAGCACATAGTCTTGCAAGGCGTTGCTATAAATATCAGGAACACTGATGGCACCTGCAACCGCCGAATAATCAGTTCCTGCTGCAGGCTCAGCAATATCGGTGGGAAGTGCTGAATAGACTAAATCAACCGATGCCCCAGCGCTTTGCGCAGGCGGATAGACGTAAAACACTTTGGGGTCGCGCGGATCAAACATAAAGTGCACGATCTCAGTCACCCCGGATAGATTGTGCCAACCCGGTGATTGCGCATCGAGTATTTCTCTTGCGCACATGCGAATGGCGCGCTTGGTACCTGCACTGTTTCGAACGACATCGATGAGCTTGGCACCATTAGACGGCAGGCTTTGTTTGGTACCTGCAGTCAATGTCAGACTTGCATTAGTCACCATCGCATCGGGTCTGTGCACAATAATTTCGCGCTGACCGTCATTTAAATAGCGCACAAGCTCTGCCACAGGCCATCGGATGGAGGTCGTATCTTGAAGCGTTTCAACCACGCGTCTGATTAAGGCTTGCGCTGCAATGCTCATGAGGTTTCCTTTAAACGACCGTTTGGTAGCGTTTAGTCAGTGAGCTAACACCAACCAACAGCCGCACGCGGCATTTGGCCTGGTGCGCCTTGAAAGCTTTGGGTTTGCTCGCGTGCCGTCGATTGCTCAAAAGCTTGAAGTGCATCCTTAGCAGCTTGTGGGTTAAAGAAGGGGCCTGGCACACGCCATAAGCGATGTAAGGCACCAGCCACAATCGGTTCGCGATAAAAGCTGGCATGAAGATCGGGTAGCCCCTTTGCGTCTTGGGAAACCGTGATCACCGCTTGGATTTCAAGCTTTGTCTTGGCACCTTGAACCTGTAAAACACTCACCGTGCTGCGATCTGTGCTAATGAGCGCGCGCTCACGCAAACTTTGACTTTGCGGGTTATTACCTAAAAGTCGAAACGCAGCAACAGGCAATGCATGGCCGTTAAGCGTTGCTTTTTGGATTGATACGATTGCCGTATCCTCAGGTGGCTCAAGCTCATAGCTCTGAAGGCTTGCAGCCATCGTGATGGGTTCAAGCCATGCAGTCCAGGCTTTGGTGCGTTTGAAAAACTCAGAAGCCGAGCGGCAAAGCGCTTGATCGATCAGCGGGTTGGGACATGCTGACACGTGAAGCGCCACATCGCTGTGAAAATCAGACCAAATCGCCATCGCTTGGCTTTACATCGCTTTTATCGTGTTGCACTTGATCGATGTGCGCCCGACCTACTACCGCTTTACTTGGCTTTACCCGAAGCTTGCGCTCAGGCTCTGTACCTGCATCAAGCACGCAAAAATTACCTGTTCGCAAGAGCGTTTGAATCAAGAGCGAATCGGCAATCTCACACACAAGTGCGCCGTGAGCATCCGCCTGAAAGACAAAGGCCTCACCGGCACTTGAGCGCACGCAAACGGTCCCATCGCGACGAGCAGCAAGCGTTGTCATTAAGCGCATGGCGCGTTTACCTTGACTCGTTGCGCTTTCAGTCTTCTCACTACGCAGCTTTATAAAAAAGCGTCATACCGATCTGACCCGCTTGCTTGGTTGCTGCAGCCGTTGTGACTTTAAGCCCCAAGATGCGATCCACTGAAGACGGTGTAAGTCGCATCATCGCAAGCGATTCAATCACTTTGGCTGCAGGCGACTGACCAAGCGTGACACCGCTTGCAAAGCTCACCTGGATATCCGTTTGACTGGGATTAAGTAGTCCAACCGTGGTTAAAAGGGTTGGTGTTGCGTGCGCATCAAGATCATCAGCATCAAGCGTTAACCCAACCGGTATGCAGCCTGCAGGCAGTATGCCCACAGCACCCACATCATTGAGATCAAGATCACTTGTGGTGAGGTCAATCGCATAGCGAACAGAAACCACTTCGGCGCCCGCCGGAAAGACCGTGGGCTTATAGCCCAGCAAATAGTCATTGGTGTGTTGAAAGCTCATCGTCAAAATCCTTTTAAATCGCGTATTCGATGGGTGCTGTCATGGGACCATGCCCCTATCGATTTGCAGCAGCAGTGTCGAGTGAGAAAAGTCCAAAGTCCTGTGCCCCAACACCATCGTGGGTAAAGGTGACTTTCTTAATCCCAAAGATTGAGCTCGTGGTAATGACGACCTTATCGCCGTTATCACGCGTCTCCTCATGCCAATCAAAGCGCATGTTGGTGCCTGGCGAACCAAAGGCAACGACGGCTGCCTGCGAACCCATAAAAAGTGCTCGGGCCGCTTCAACATTGCCTGCAGCACCGGCATTACCAAAGCGAATGACGTTGCGATGCGAATGCAAAATCACACCGCGATACATACCCAAGGAGCCCTTAAAGAGCGGATTATTTTTACCTTCCGCTGCAGCGGCTGCCTTTTGAATATCGAGCCACTGACCGGTTTGCACATTGGCCCTTAGGTCATCTTCTTGAAAGGTGTGCATCACACACACAAAGGTTTCATGCCCATCGATCTTGCAAGGCTGTAACACTGGAATGTTGGTTGCACCCCCGCCTTGGCTATCTGCTTTAGTCTTTGCTCGATCGATTAAGCGTAGATCAAAGGTATCGGCTGCATCAAGATTGGCAAAGCTTGTGGCATCACCCCCGTAAAGTGCATGCTGCGCATCGGGTGAAACAAGACCGTTATTGGCCCGTCCCGCATAGCCAAGTGGAAGGAGAAAATTAGGGTTTACACCGCGTGCACCCGATAAATAGATGAAAAGCAACTCATCCATCAAACGCGCCCACCAGCTTGATTGCTGCCGCTTAGCTTTTTCTCGAAGATCGTGCAGCGTGCGCTTTCGCGTCATCCGCCCGCCGGTATTCACACCACACCGTGCCTGATCGATGTAAATCGTATCGGTATAGAACTTTTGACCTTCTTCTTTACCCTCAAGAATGTCTTCGCCTTCAACCGGTGCCATCTTAAGCTCAGCGAGTAAGTCATAGCTGATTTGCTCCCCCGCATCCGATTCAAGATCGGTGAGGATCTGGATGGGTACCTCGGCTTCTGCGCCACGCGCCATAAAGCGCTGGTTAAAGTAACTCTTATGCGAGGTGTCGTAGGCCAACATCCCACTCCACTTCTTAATCGCTTTGGCGTCATTCACACCAATGATCGTTCGCGCCATGCTCACTCCCCATGTAAGGCGGCTCATTAAGGCTTCACGAGAGCACATGCGCTTCGTGAACTAATTGCTATGGGAAGAAGCCTGCCATGCTTGGCGGGGCTGTAAATGGTAGGGAAACACTAAACAACAATCGGCTAACTTCCGCCGACTTTTTGCGCCGTTATCCAATCCATGGACGATTTCACCGACGCGCTTATGATTGCGCTACATGCCGGCGCTGACGATCCCGATCGAAGCGCCATGGGCTCGCGCATGAAAGCACTTGTGGGTGAAATTACAAACAAAAGCGCTTCTGCGCCCAAAAAGGCTACGGCTTCAAAGGAGCTTGCCAAGCTTCGGGAAGCGTATCGTGCGTCCCTTTTAAAGTCTTCTGGGGCTCATCTCTCACATCGCTAAGATTGCTTTTGGCTATGGCATTGAACCTTTCAACCCAAGACCTCGATGTTGTTAAGCGTGCAACGCATCTTGATCAGTCGATGGTCAATCACTTTCTGGCCGATCAGAGTAACGAGCTTCGATCCAAGATCGTTGCTGCCTCTTACATAGCTGTCGCGCTAGGGCGCGACGACGAATTGCGAGATCCGTTTGAGGACGACCCTAAGTGGGTCAACAAAATTCACGAAGCTGGGCAAGCGGCGGCGGCTGAGATTAAGTTTGAAGGCATGGGCCGGTGTCATATGATCTGGAAGCGTCAAGCCGAAATGCTCAAGGAGAAGTATCAAATTAGCTGGTACTCACCCGCACAGATGAATCCATGGATGATGTTCGATTGACTTATGCCGCACGCAAAAAGCGCTCACGCTCAGTGGGGCTCATACGCGCAATCGCTTGCTCATAAGCCAGACCCTCTAATGCCAAGACGTCCGCAAATTCACCATCCACGTCACCTGGCCCCTCACCGCCTGGCACAAGCGCAAGCGTTTTGGGCGCGATGTCGAGAGGGGGTTTGCGATCAAGCGGTTTTCGATCCATAGCCTTCATCACTGGTTTGGCCTCAGCCGAGCTTTCAGCATCTGACGTCTTTGCTGCTGACATGCCATGTAGAGCTAAGACACGTTTATGCGCCTCTTCTAGGAACCAATCCATGCTTTGATGAGCGTGTTCACTGCGTGCTGCAAGACTTCTCACAAAGCCATCAAGATCGCTCCACTTTTCAGTATCTTTACGATAGTCAATGCCACCTGCTGCTTCGCTGAGTCTTGCCGTTGAATCCATAAATTGATTTACGGCATAGGTCCAGAGTTGCTCAGCCGTTTGTGCATTCATCTCTTGGCTGATTTCAGCCTTGGTCCGCGCAATGGTTAGCAGCTCCCGCTCACTTTGAAGGGCTGTGCGTGCAACGTCGAAGTCATCAAACTCAAGCTCACCTGCTTTGAACTGGCGCTTAAGTTCTGTCTCTTTGTCCGAAAGCGATTTGACCTGAGCATCAAAATCTTCGGGAAGTTTTGAGTCGTAGCGCGGAATGGGTTGAGTGCGTGGCTGCGGCGGATCGGTGTCAGGCGCAACAACTTCAACCTGCGTACTTTCTTGCGTTAATTGCTCGGTATCTGAGGTTTGCTCAGATTTTGTATCGACCGAACTCGCCTCACCCGCTTCCGGTGCTAGCCCGTTACCAGCTACTTCGTCACTAGTTGCTTCATCGACGGGCTGTTCGCTTGAGTCAACCGACTCAGTCGTTGTGTCGTCTTCTTTCATCGCGTCACGCTCTTCTTGCGTGAGCGTTGCCATTAAGCCTTCATCGAGCGTACTCATGCGCGCATCCTTGAGGGGTTGATTCATACTCGGCAAGGTGCCATGCTTGGTCTTTCCCTAACAATTGTTAGATCGCAAAGCTTTCTTCTAAATGTCGAGAATCGCCCACTACGTCATCCTTGCTTGCCCGCACTGTGGTCAGAAGCACGTACGGGCCGAGTTTGCATCAGTCAGCGATCCCGTCCTTTCACACGCCCTAGACGGGCTAGATGCAGAGCGCGAGTGCCACGGCTGCGACAAAGTCGTAAAGCTCGGTGAGTTTCACCGGGTTGAGAAACTATCGGTTAAAGAGCGCTTTGAGCGCTATCCACCAATGGCCCAAGAAATTCCAAGCTTTTTGAAGCCACATAGGCCAAAACAAAGATCAGGTGCACATTTGCCAGAATTATCCTAAAGGACCCGTTACGAAGGCCATGAGAAACGCTTCAGAGGGCTGTAAAAATTGTCTTTGAGCCACTTAAGATCTTCCAGCCATTTGTCTACTGCTTGCTTGTGCTGACGATGAGATCGCGTCAAATAAAAGATGTGCCAGGCCATTCGATGTAAACGATTGCGGGTTGCCGACTGCCCCCAGGCATCCATGTAGGGCTGAGACACACAAAAGGTCAAGTCATCTGAATTATAGAAATCAGTCAAAAGTAACTGTCGCTGCTCTGCCACAAGACCTGCTTGCTTTGCAACTGAGTATCCGAATTTAAACAACGGTGAATTATCGACCAAGCCTTTAATGTCACCCTTTTGCGCGCTGGTTGGTTCCAACAGAATCTCTGAATCTGGCCACGGAAAGTCAAGCGAAAGAAGGTACTCAAATGCAGGATGACCTTTCACAAAAAGTAAAAGATCATCAACTGAAACAGTGGCTAACGGATCACGCTTTAGCGCAAGCATTAGGAGAAACAATTCCTGGGAATAGATTTTGAGTCTCTTCCCATCACGCTGCTCAATCTGTTCTAATAAATCTTGACGATTCCAAGTTTCTGAACCCACCACCAAAACTTCGATTGAGTGATCGTAACCTCGATGAAATGGTTCAAAGTCCAACTCAGTAATGAAATTAATAAACTCACCCTCTGGGTAAGGCCCATCCCCATTTAATAGGACCTTTTTGCATACAAGTTTCTCACCAGGGTCCTTAAATTTTTCGATCATCCATCGCATCGTTTCTGTGTGACGAACTCTCACCTCTGTATCGAGCAATTTTTGAAGGTTTGAGATCTCCTTAAAGCATTTCGACTTATCGCTCTTAAGTTTTTTAGTCTCTGCTGCGCTTGATCTCACAGAATCACTGAGATCAGAAATCTGTACTTTGAGATTTTGGTTACTAAGTTTGATACGATTTACTGACTTCGCAACTTGCGCTGCCCGCTTTGACTGTTCGTCGATAGTTTGGATTTTGCTCGCCAGATCGGCTTTAAGGATGTCTACAGTTGACTGAAGATCACGCACTCTACTTTTGAGTTTTAATATAGGTTCTGTAATTGCTCTGAGTTCTGTAAGCGCTTCAATTTCTTTTTTACATGCTTCTCTGCTTTCCGAAATCGCGATCGAATCATCCTGCAACTTTATAAACTTCTCGTTTAGGGCGGCTTGCATTTGATCCATTTGATAGAGTCGCTCAAGGTCACGGTAGAAGTCCTGTTGATCGGTCGCGAGCTTATCTTGATCTATTCGTATCTTTGCCTTTTGCTCTTCGAGATTGGCTAAAGACGATTCGGCGGACTCGAGGGCTCCCCTGAGTTTTTCAGATTCACTTGTGAGGTCGGAAACCCTTTGTCGTAGGAGATCACTTTCTTCTCGAAGTAGCTTAACCTCGTCGCGTAAGTCTTCAGCCAAGTGATTTGGATGTGCTGGCTCACTTACAATTACCGGTAGACCTTGATCCGGCAATACATCGCTTCCCGACTCATTATCCATACCAGCAAGGTTTGGGTTTGGATCATTGGGACGAACCTTCTCGAGCATCAGTTGTGAGCTAGCCGAATTGAGTTCAATCTTCATTCGGCTAAGTTGTTGGGCCATTAGCTCGGGCTGCCGCTTTTCACTCATCGCTTGATAACCATTGGCGTGCTGTTTGTTTCCGTAGTCCCTGTGAATGTCATGTTAGTGACTAAGAAATGCTAAATCAACCAATTTGTATTACGCTCTGTCTAGGAAAAGTTGACTTACGCTTAAAGAGCCTTAATAGTACCTAGTCCTTAATAGCGACGTTGAGGGGGCTCCGCCCAATTGAGAAATTTGGATCAATCAGGGCTAAAGTGTCTGAGCCTCACCGCCAACTCATCACCTCTTTGCTGACCCTCTGCAACCAGGCTTGCGCCTTCTGCGAGTAGTGCTGCCAGGCGGTCACGCTCTCCTCGGACATCACCACAGCCGGCATTGGCATCTGGGGTATTGGCTCGCACATCGGTGTGGCTAAGTGCTGAGAGCTTGTTGCGCAGGCGTTCAAGATCATCGCGAGAAGCAGCGGCGCGCTCACGCGCAAGTGCCAAGGCACGTTGGGTTTCATGATCGATCCTTTTGTGTTTATCTATTTGTGCTTGTATGAGCTTTGCACTCATGGTTCGAGCCTGCTCTTTGGCTAGAAGCTCGCGTACTTGTGCTTCTTGTGCTGCAGCTTGGAAGCCGGCTTGGTAGATGCGCTGTGCACCGACACCGATTGCCATGAGTGATGCCACCACCGCACCCACTTTGAGCGCTAAGCCAAGCGCAATCACAATCGCCCCTCACACCGTGCTCGCTGCCTTGCGCGTCTTAAAACGAGCCCTGAGCACTTGTTTTCAGCAAGCCGACAGTCTTTACCTTGAAAGTAAGTCCAGCGATCAAATTGCGCACAGGCCTTTTCATAGTCTGATGCGTTTAAAAGCTTAACCATCGTCGAAGAGCAAAAGGCTTGGCCGCCCACGTTATAAGCATGCTCAAGATAGGCGTCATATTCGTGCTGATGTAGCGGTACATGCACACAAGCTTTAAGCGCTGTATCAAAGCGTTCAATGTCCCTTAATGCGCGCTCAAGGGCTTTGGATGGCGTTGTTCTGTCACCTAAACGCACTGCACTCCCATCGGCCTTGGTGGTTGATCCAAAACCTATCGTTGGCCGATCACCGGGCATAGGAACAATGGCCTGATCGCTATAGCCTTCATGTAAAGCGATTGAAACAAGCCCTGCAGCAGAAAGACTAAGCGCTGCAACGGCCACTCGGGTGTTCTTCACAACAGTTCATCACCATTGGCTTGAGGTGCTCGAGCATTATGGTTTGCCGTGTGCATCTGCCACCAGCGATAAAGTAAAAAACCAATTTGAAGCACCAGGTACAAAAGCGTTGCCCAAAGAATCAGATCGTTCAGTGGCACGCCTGCAATCGTGGCACCGGCAACGGTTACGGGCGGTGCAGCACGAAGCGCTTCGGCTGTAAGTTCAGATCGCTGGGTCATGGTGATGTCTTTTGTTGTGGTGATGTCTTTTACGGTGGCGATTGCTCACGCGGCTTAGGCTTTGCCTTTTCCGCTTTGGGCTTTTCTTGCGCTTTCTCGCCGTGTCCGCCCTCACCTTCTTTCAGCCGCTCAGAAAGCTCATCAAGTTGCGCTTGAAGCTTGGCAAGCTTTTCGTCTGATACCGCTTGAATCTGCGCAACACGCTCCTTGGAATCTGCATCAATGCGAGCCACTTCAAGTTTGGTGTTGGCATCTTCTCGAATCTGTAGCGTTCGACTGGCAAGATCCATTTGCGCTTTACGCAATGCCTCTGATACGCGATCAATCTCAGTGGCAGCTTCTGCCTTAATGGTTTCGATGTCTTGCCTCAGTGCCTGTTCGCGCATCGCTACTTCCTGGGGATCTAGACCTTGTGCTTGAAGGGTTGCCCCCATCGCTGCAACTTCGGCTTCAAGCTTTGCAGCTTTCGCATTGGTCTCACGCACCTTGGCGCGTTGCTCATCAAGTGCAGCAAGCGCCATGTGACGCTGTAACTCGAGAGCCTGGGCTTGTTGCATGGCCTGCGCTTGGGCTTGTGCTTCTTCCTCAGCACTCGGGGGTTTACTTGGGTCGCGCTCGCCCGTGAGCTTTCTAAACTGATTCGCGATCTCATCCTTATTGGGAAGATCAGAAAAGTCCATGGCAATGGTCATCACCCGTAGACCAATCTCTGGTGGAAAGCGTGCGGCAAGCTGATTTAAGTTTTCAAACATCACCTGACGCAACGTGCCTGCGTAGTCTTGCTCACTCACCACAAAATCAGCCATCGAGGCTGTGATGTCATTCAGTACGCGCACCGAACCATCGGCTTGCACTTCAGGGGTGTTGACCTTGACCCATTCGATGGCGTTTTTGGCACCCGTAAGCCGTATGACTTTGGCATCGGTGTACCACTGCTCAATAAGGCTTAGCTGCTTTTCACCTTGCACTTGGGTGGCTAAGCGCAAATTATCAAAGGGCTCGGTGGTCACCACACTACCCTGCAGTTGCCTTGCTTTGATGGCCTCACCCGATACAGCATTGGTTTGCCTGCCCATATTCTCTTGGGCAACACCCGCGGATTTTTGAATCGAGGTTGCCGCAAGCTGCATCATCTCGATTTGCCCATTGGCAGCTTCGGTGTCGCGCCTGATTTCAAGCTCACGGCCAGGCTTTTTAATGATCACCCCATCAGGGCGATCCACCTCATCGCGCATCACATCCCAGTCATCGACTGCACCCTCATCGGCAATGACTTGGTTGGTGTTAAGCATAAAGAGCGCCTTCGAAGCGCGCTTATTTAAGTCTTGCTGCACATCGCGCACACGCCGAATAACGCCATAGGGCAGACGATCACGGCCTTTGCGATAGCACCAAATCGGCGTTAACGTGAAGCGGTTGTGCCGATAAGGGCTTACCTGGTGGGCTAAGAGCTTTGATGGGGTGAAAACGGCCAGATGCACCCGCATCATGACGCGTTCTATAATGTGGCAGCTGGCCAGATCGAGTGTGTGTTGTAGGACGGTATCGCGTGGGTGAAGGATTGAACCTTTCCACGGGCCTTCGGCAACCACCTTGACCTTGGCGGGCGCCCGGTACTGGGCTTCAATGAGTTTTACGCGCCGCCTTTTGGCATCGGCTAACTCACCCACCCCTAAAGCGTAGAGCGTTCCAGATCGCACATGCGATGGATCCTGATGGCTTTGCCAGTTTTCCTCTTCCCAGCCATCGCTATCTGAGTGCGCAGCCTCTTCAATGGCTTGCGCAATCACATCGCCCCGGTCTGGGAACATCAAGCGCGCGACATCCTCATCCACCCAGCGCCAGCGAAACAAATACCTGGCGTCTGACAAATCAAGCTCATCACTTGAAGCATCCCAAAGCACATGGCGCCAGTCTTCGTAGCGCGAATACAAAATATCTTGCGTGGGGTCATCCCGTGCCCCATCATCCATCCAACCCACACCGGCCTTAATCGCATCGGCAAATGCCCTTGAGCGCAAAAAGCTCACCCGGTTGATGTCTGAGACGTACTTTAAAAGCTTCGTTTTAACGTCAGCCGCTTCAACATCGTCCTCGGACCTAGGCAACACCCGCCAATCCACGCGTGAGCGGCGCTCAGTACCGATAAGCCAATCAACCATGGGTGCCACTTCGTTATAAACCAGTGGCATTTGGCCGCGATCACGCAAAATCGCTGCATCTTGCGCATCCCATTGCAAGTTATCGTAAAA